CTTTATATTTTCTCCGGGGGATATTTTTACAAATGCTTTTTGTAGAGGTGTTGCATATTCTTGTGTTAATCCTTCTTTTTCATGTACATAAGGCTCCTTTCAAGGGTTTAAAACTACAGTGTATCACCGTTAAGGTGTGTTCAAAGTATGTAACATCTCTACAAAAAGCATTTGCAACTATATTTTTGTGATGCTAATCAAGAGCTAAAGTCGAAAGGAGATGTCAATAGTGGCTAAACGAAAGCCTGAATCAGGCCAGACTCGCAGACCACGCCCAGCATTATCTCCTGAAGCAAGAGAAAACCAACTAATTGCTAAGGCATATGATCTTGTTGAACAAAGATTAGATGACGGAACAGCAACTTCTCAGGAAACAACGCATTTTTTGAAACTTGGGTCAACGAAAGCTAGATTAGAATTGGAAAAGCTTCGTAAAGAAACCGATGTTTTGGTGGCTAAACGTGAAGCATATGAGTCATCAAAGAGAATTGAGGAACTCTACGAAGGTGCTATGAAGGCAATGCGCTCTTACAATGGCTTAGGTGGTGAAGAGGATGAATAGAACATATTCTGAGCTGATTAAACTACCTACGTTTGAGGAACGTTTTCGTTACTTAAAACTAGACGGGGTTGTTGGCGATTCAACCTTTGGATTCGATAGATATTTAAATCAGACTTTTTACAGAATGCCCGAATGGCGAAGAATTAGGAATGAAGTTATTCTTAGAGATCAGGGCTGCGACTTAGGTTTAGAAGACAGACCGATTCCTCGAGGGGCAAGAGTGATAGTCCATCACATGAATCCTATAAGAACTGAAGATTTAGTCAACAAACTTGACTGGGTTCTTGACCCAGAGTTTCTAATTTGCACTATGAAAGTGACTCATGACGCAATTCATTACGGAGATGAATCTATTCTTTATATGAATCCGATAGAGAGAAAGCCGAACGACACAACGCCTTGGAGGTAAAGTATGTACCAATACTATAACCCAAACCCAGAAGGAAAACAGGTCGGTGATTGCGTAATAAGAGGAATTTCAAGAGTTTCTAGACAAACGTGGGACGAGACTTATATAGGAGTTTGCACGACGGGGTTTGAGTTGAAAGACATGCCGTCGTCTAACCAAGTTTGGGAAAGTTATCTTATGCGGTTGGGTTTTAAAAGAACCATGATTAATGACACATGCCCAATGTGTTACACCGTTAGAGACTTTTGTAGAGACAATCGAGAAGGAGTGTTTCTTTTAGCAACTGGTACGCATGTGGTGGCTGTTGAAAACGGCGACTACTACGATGCCTGGGATTCAGGAAACGAAGTCCCAATTTATTATTGGGCATATGAAAGGAGCGAGTAAATGGCATTTAATTACCCAAACAATTATGCGTACACAGGCGGGCACAATTATCAGCAACCAATGACGCAAAATTATTTCGCTTGGGTTCAGGGAGAAGCTGCAGCGCAAGCTTTTCAAGTTGCTCCTAATTCCACAGTTGTACTGATGGATTCTGAGCAGCCAATAATTTACATGAAATCAGCAGACGCTACAGGAAGGCCTGGCCAAATGGTCAAGCAATATCTGGTAACTGAAGAACAGTACGCCCAACTTCAAAATGGGATTAAAAACGATACGGTTTCAAGAGAAGAGTTCGAAACAGCGATTGCCGAAATCAAACAGAAATATGTTCTGAGAAAGGAGTTCAGAAATGAGTAATCCTTTGTTTCAGATTTGTAAGTGGTGGCATAAGCGCTCCCACTTATTTTTAGAATTGAAAGTGGGAGAGTATATATGATAACCAGCATACTTACAAGCATAAAAAAAGCTCTGGGTATCGAAGAAGAATACACCCACTTCGACCCAGATATTATTATGCACATTAACAGTGCGTTTTTCGTACTCCATCAATTAGGAGTTGGGCCGGAAACGCCGTTTAGTATTAAAGACAAAAGCGCTACTTGGGACGAGTTTATTGATGCCGATAAGCTCGAACTAGTAAAAACTTATATTTACATGGTGGTTCGAAGAGCGTTCGATCCGCCGTCTAACTCTGCTCATTTGAACGCATTGAGCGAGATGATTAAAGAATATGAGTGGAGAATGAATGTTGAAGTTGACCCGAAAAACGAGGAGTAAACTAAATGGACGATAAAACATATTTGGCTCATTACGGGGTTAAAGGAATGCATTGGGGCGTACGGCGTTATCAGCCATACCCAGACGGAGTTACCCCTCGTAAGAAAGGGGAACCGAAGTCTTCAAACAATGTCTCTTCCTTTATTAAGAAGAAAAAGTACGACTCAGCATCTGAGATTTATAAAAGGTCTAAAACAATGACCGATGATGAACTCAGGGCTGCTAATAAGCGTTATCAGCTCGAACAACAGTATCGTCAGAATGCGACGAATGATGCAAGAGCCAGCAGGAGTCAGACGGAACGTATCCTTAGGCAGAGTGGCAATATTTTCTTGAATGCTGCTATTGGCGCTGCTGCAGGTGCGGCAGGGGCTTATGTCGGCAAGAAAATTTATGACGGTGTCAAAGATGTGAAAGTGTCTGACATAGCTGCATGGGCAAACGCTGCTAGATCAGCTGTTTCTGAAGCTCCAGTTAATGCTAATTGGGTAAGATATAAGAAGGATTTACATAGGTAATAAACATGAACAACGAACTTTATCATCATGGTGTAAAAGGCATGAAGTGGGGCGTCAGACACGATCCGCAAAGAAGCACTGCTAAAAAAGCATACAAAGCAGTAAGAACAGACCTTAATCAACAATCCAAAAAGATTTACAAGGACTATTCCAATACTGCTAAGTTCTCTAATTCTCTCTATAAAAAAGGACTGAGAGTTAATAAACAAGCTTATAAATCAGGAAAGATAAGTAGAGAAGACTACAAAGACTATAAAAGACGTAACCAAGAATTAAGAGTAGAAGCAAGACAACAACTAGAGCAGAAGATGCTTATTGGGCAGTATAAGATTAAGAAAGCTCAAAACGCAAACAAAGCTTTGTATTACAAAGATGTTTATGGATCAGATAGTAAAAAGTTTAAGCGTGGTATGAATGCTGTAACCAGAAGCACTGAGAGCTACGGTTATTACACGATACGAAGAAACAGCGATGGCTCTTATCATATAACATCTTGGAGTTAACGGATATTCTTAATTTTATTAAAACTTCAAAATGGGAGTAAATAATGCTATCAAACACAGCAACACCGTTTTATTACGGCCAGTTCAGAGACGCCGTAATACGCGGCGAGATTCCTGTGTGCAAAGAAATCTCTTTAGAGATGAACAGGATAGATGATTTAGTGGCTAATCCTGGCGTTTATTATGACCCTGATCCGGTTGAGGGCTGGATCAAATTTTGCGAATCAGAACTTACCCTTACTGATGGGAGAGATTTACATCTTCTTGATACTTTTAAGCTATGGGGAGAGCAGGTATTTGGATGGTACTACTTTGTTGAGCACAGTGTGTACGAACCAGGACCAGAAGGTAGCAAGGGGCATTATGTTAAGAAGCGTATAAAAAAGCGTTTGATTAACAAGCAATATCTGATCGTTGGGCGAGGTGCCGCCAAGTCACTATATGACACGTGCATTCACGCTTACGGTATCGCGGTTGACACATCAACAACACACCAGATAACTACTTCCCCGACTATGAAACAATCAGAGGAAGTATTGCAGCCTTTTGGAACAGCCATTGCGAGAGCGAGAGGCCCTTTGTTTCAATTCTTAACAGAGGGGTCGCTTCAGAACACAACAGGTTCAAGAGCTAATCGCCAGAAGCTTGCATCCACTAAGAAGGGCATCGAAAACTTCCTCACAAATTCGTACCTGGAAATCAGACCATTAAGCATTAACAAACTTCAAGGATTAAGAGTTAAGTATTCTACAGTCGACGAGTGGCTTTCTGGGGATCTAAGAGAAGATCCTATAGGAGCAATCGAGCAGGGCGCTGCTAAAGGAGACGTCCCAGATTATATTATCGTAGCTACAAGCTCCGAAGGAACCGTCCGTAATGGTTCTGGAGATTCCATTAAAATGGAGCTTATGGATATTCTCAAAGGCGATTACTATAATCCGCATGTTTCTATATGGTGGTATAAACTCGATAGTATAGACGAGGTTGGCCAACCTGAGATGTGGCTTAAAGCGAATCCCAATTTAGGAAAAACCGTAACTTACGAAACTTATCAGTTGGATGTAGAGAAAGCAGAGAAAGTCCCATCGCAGCGCAATGATATTTTAGCCAAAAGATTTGGTATCCCAATGGAGGGCTATACATATTACTTCACTTATGAAGAAACCTTACCTCACAAAAAGAGAGACTATTGGCAAATGCCTTGTTCAATGGGCGCGGACTTGTCTCAAGGAGACGACTTCTGCGCTTTTACTTTTTTGTTTCCTTTAGCTAGAGGCGCTTTTGGTATAAAGACTCGAAGCTATATAACTTCCTTAACCTTAATGAAACTTCCTGGGGCTATGAGGTCCAAGTACGAAGAGTTCATTAATGAAGGAAGTTTAATTGTTCTTGAAGGAACAGTTTTGGATATGATGGAAGTATATGAAGATCTTGACGACTTTATAGAAGAATCCCAATTCGATGTTAGATCATTTGGTTTCGACCCATACAATGCGAGAGAGTTCGTTGAACGATGGGAAAAAGAAAACGGCCCTTACGGTATTGAAAAAGTCATTCAAGGTGCCAAAACAGAATCGGTTCCTCTTGGAGAATTAAAGAAGCTTGCCGGTGAGCGGCTTCTTTTGTTTGACCAGGAACTTATGTGTTTTGCAATGGGGAACTGCATAACGATGGAAGACACAAATGGAAACCGAAAGCTTTTAAAGAAACGGTACGAACAAAAGATCGATAATGTCTCAGCTATGATGGACGCCTATGTTGCGTATAAGCTTCACAAAGACGACTTCGAATAAAAATTCAAAATGGGAGAAAACTATGAATGAACTATACCATCACGGCGTCAAAGGAATGAAGTGGGGGGTTAGAAAAGATAGACAAACAGGTACTAGTAATTCAAAGAAAACCAGTCGACCAGAACTAACTCCGAAACAGAAAAGAATTGCTAGGAACGTTGCTATCGGTGCTGCCGTGGCTGCGGCTGCTGTTGGCGGTGTTGTTCTGTATTCGACAATCAAGGACAAGGATGTCCAAAAGCGTTATACAGAAACTGGGAGAAAAGCTGTAGAAAAAGCCATAAATGACAGAATAAATGTAGAAATAAATTCAGACATTAACATGTGGGCTTCGATAGATCCTGAACGTGCCGAAAGCATCAGAGCTAATCGAGACGAGCTCTTAAAAGAACGTAGAAATAGCATTAACAAAAAAGTCTATGACACCGAAGTTAAACAGCTTGGAAAGAGCGCGTACGAAGCAGCTAAAAAGAATCGTGCGATAATAAATAAGAATCGCAAAATTCGAAAAGGCAGAGGAGATATTTTAGATTCCCCAATTCCTGCTCATATGATGTGGAAAGACCCTAGAAAACATTATAACGCCCCTTATGATATTTTACTGAAGCACATTGATGACGATGAAAACTATCTTGCGCATCATGGTGTCAAAGGCATGAAATGGGGCGTTCGAAAGGAAAGAGAACTGGTTGGGCGAAAAAGACGTTCTTCTACAAAAAGTACAAGAAAACGAAACGCAACAACAAGAGAAGGAGCAGGACTACTTAAAAAGAAACAATCTAAAAAAGAAGTGTTTCCTCCTTATGTAAACGAGCAGGTTGTAAGACAAATGAACCCAACGAACAATCAAATGAATTGTGCGTTTACATCTACTGGGTACGTCGTAAACAAAATCACTTCTAAAAACGTAACTGCTAATGCTTTTGAACCTGGAATGTTGGGTGATTTGACAGCGAATACTGGAACATCTCCCGATTTTTTTGAGAAAGCTTTGTCTAACACGACCCGTTCTAAATTCTCGGATGCTAAGTATTTTAGAGACCTTCCAACCATGACCGAAGCGACAAAAAACATAAAAGATAATTCATATGGAATAATATTTGTTCAGCATCCTCTTGGTTGTGGTCATTATGTAAATTATGAAAAACGAAATGGTGTGACAACCATTATTGATTGCCAAGGAACAGCTTTTACTGGAAAACAAGTAAATTCTCCAGATGCTTGGTCAAAAAAAGGAGTCAGAGCAATTGAGTACTGGGATTGTACAAATGCCAGTATTTCTCCAGAAGGACAATCTAAATATTTGAATAAGATTTTAAGAGAATCATAAAGGAGCCTAATTATGGATTTTGAATCTGCTTTAAATGAAATTAGAAAAGAGCCATCGGTTAATACTGTATGGTTCGGCTTTCAAACAAATAGACGATTTATATTTGTCGTGTCTCCTAACTCCATGTTTATTCCTAGAGATGCCGAATCGTTTATGATTGCTATTGATAGGAATACTGGAGAAAAACAGATATCTAAGTTTATTCAAATTCCAGAAGCTGAAAATGTATTTGAACATGCAAAATACGTCGACGCAACAGCTGAAGATTTTGCAGATATGATGTGAGGATTGATAATGAACAACGAACTTTACCATCATGGCGTCAAAGGAATGAGGTGGGGAGTAAGAAAGAAACGCCCAACTACAGGTCGTCATGTTCGAACAAGATCTGGTGAACAATTATATTTGCAGAAGCGTGAGACACCAACTTTTACAAAAGTACTAGCCAAACATAATTCCAAGATACGAGACACCGTTAATCGAACAACGCAATATAACATCATGAAAGGTGATAAGCGAGTTGGCGATCTGGAATTATATTCTGTGTCAAAAGACGAATTGAACGGCGTTTGGTTAGGTGTCAAAAATAATGAGCGTGGCCACGGATACGCGTCCGCTGTTTTAGAAGACACAATAAATTATGCTAAACAGAATGGATATAAAAAAATGACTCTTGAAGTCCCAGGGCATTCTCCAGATGCTAGGCATATTTACGAAAAGCATGGCTTCGTTCCGACCAAGGTGCTTTCCACACAAGAAGATGATCCTGTTTGGAGTGGATTAACTGCTATGGAGTTGGATCTCACGCAAGTAAAGCACATCGATGACAACACATATAGAAAGTACAGGTGATTTTTATGAGCAACGAACTATACCATCATGGTGTAAAAGGAATGAAATGGGGAGTTCGAAAAGATCGCAGAGCGTCCAACGAAAGTAAACTTGCAAGAAACACCTCATATCGAAATAAATTAGCTAGAAGGGCCGAAATAAAGTCCAAGTTAAACACCAAAGCGTATAATCAAGCAAATTCGGAGTACAACGATCTTGCAAAGAATGGGCTTAAGAGTAACGCGTGGAATGATGAAGTTAAAAGAAGATACGAAAGCGATCTCACGAAATACGGATTTAGCAGTTGGACTCCTGCAATTAACTCTGCAATTAATTCGATTGATAAACATGCTATGAGAACGTACATGGTGGATGTTGATATGGAACGAGAAAGATACAAGGCTGCTGCGGACAGATGGATGAATTCTAATAAGAATCTTATGAATATGCCAATTTCTAGTACCACAAAGAAGAGGGATATTCGTAGAACTTATAGAGCATAGGAGGTGTTTATGCCAGAAATAACATTAGGCGACAGACTAAAAAATGCCTGGAATGCCTTCACTTCTCGTTCGCCGACGTCTTGGACGCAACCGAACGGATTTTCTAGTTATGGCTTACGGCCGGACAGAGTAAGATTATCTAGAGGAAATGAACGATCGATTATTACCGCTGTGTACAACAGAATTGCTATTGACGTAGCGGCTGTTGATATTCGGCATGTTCGTTTAGATGATAATGACCGATACATTGAAACAATCGATTCCGGGCTGAATAATGTTTTGTCATTAGAGGCGAATCTTGATCAAAGCGGAAGAGAGTTTATTCAGGATGTTGTAATGTCGATGTTTGATGAGGGATGCGTTGCTATTGTCCCAACTGACACAGATATTGACCCTAAACTTTCAGGTGCTTATGATGTCTTAACTGTGAGAACTGGGCGTATAGTTCAGTGGTACCCGGAGCATGTAAAAGTCCACTTATACAATCAGCAAACAGGCAGGAAAGAAGATATTATTCTCCCTAAAAGACTTGTTGCTATTGTAGAGAACCCGCTTTATGCGGTAATGAATGAGCCTAACTCAACTTTGCAAAGGTTGATTCGAAAACTTAATATGCTTGACCAAATCGATGAGCAGAACAGTTCTGGAAAATTGGATTTGATCATTCAATTGCCTTATGTTGTTAAGTCTCAAAAGCGGCAGGAGCAAGCCGAAGCAAGAAGAGACCAGATTGAAACGCAGTTGAGAGGCTCAAAGTATGGAATCGCGTACACTGACGGAACAGAACGTATTACACAGTTGAATCGTCCTGTAGAAAACAATTTGTTATCTCAGATTGAATACTTAACGAGCATGCTTTACGGCCAGTTAGGAATTACTGAAGAGATTTTCAAAGGAACAGCAGACGAAGCGACAATGCTGAATTATTACAATCGTTCAGTTGAGCCTGTTCTGGCAGCTATTACAGATTCTTTAAAACGTAAATTTCTTACAAAGACCGCAAGGTCCCAACACCAATCTATCAAATACTTCAAAGACCCATTCAAGCTTGTGCCTGTTGAGCAGCTTGCTGAGATCGCCGATAAGTTCACTCGTAACGAGATTATGACTTCTAACGAGATTCGGCAGATTGTTGGAATGAAACCTGCTGACGATCCGAAGGCAGACATGCTTATCAATTCCAACTTGAATCAAGAATCCGGAGCGATCCCGCAAGAAGGTGAGTTCGAAGAAGACGACGAAGATGAATACGGAGACGAAGAATTTGAGTAAAGAAAGGAATAATTCAAAATGGGAGTAAATTACGATTTTAGTGGCTATGCTACTAAGAACGACCTTAAATGCTCCGATGGAAGAACTATTCGAAAGAACGCATTTAAGGATAACGATGGCAAGAGGGTCCCCCTTGTTTGGCAGCACATGCATGATGATCCGGAAAATGTAATTGGCCATGCGCTTCTTGAAAATCGAGAAGATGGCGTGTATGCATACGGAACATTTAATGATACGCCTAAGGGCAAAACTGCTAAAGCCCTTGTTGAACATGGCGACATTGTGTCGCTGTCGATCTATGCCAATAAGTTAAAGCAGAACGGTGGAGACGTTCTCCACGGTGTTATTAGAGAAGTAAGCCTCGTGTTAGCTGGTGCTAATCCCGGGGCTTCTATTGATTTTCCGATTCTTGCTCACTCTGGAGAAGAGAGTGAGACAGAGGCAACAATCTATACTGGCGAAACCATTTATCTTGAGCATTCCAAAAAGGACGAAGACGAAGAGGACGACGAGGAAAAGAAAGCTGCCGAAGATGAAGAATCATCTGAAGACGAACCGCCCAAAAAAGAAGAGCAGGGCGAAGAAGAGTCTGACGATGAAGATTCCGATGACGAAGATGAAGAAAAGAAGAAAAAGAAAAAGGAGAACGAAATGGCACACGCTGATGAAAAAGGCAAGACCGTAAAAGATGTATTTGAAGAGCTCACAGATGAGCAGAAGAATGTTGTTTACTTTATGATTGGCCAGGCACTGGAAGATGCAGGAGTTTCTGGCGAGGAGGAAGACAAAGAAATGAAGCACAACGTATTTGACCAGGAATACGAAAGACAGGATGTACTCAGCCATGACGATATGGTAGATATTATTGAAATGGCAAAGAACAGCACAGTTGGCACATTTAAGAATGCTATGGAAATCTATGCTGAGGAAAACGATAAAGTCCTGATGCATTCTGACGTAACTAGACCGGTTCCGGTCGGTGGTTTTATTCAGACACCTGCCGCCGAGGGAGACCTGACAGTCGAGGCTCTGTTCCCGGACTATAAAGATATCGGTCAGCCTTGGAACAATATTCTGACAAACGACCAGGGTTGGATCGGAGCAGTAATGAGCAAGACTCACAAAAGCCCGATCAGCAGAATCAGAACAGGCCAGGTTGACATTCGTAACATCGAGGCTCTGAGAGCTAAGGGTTACCAGAAGGGTAGATACAAGAAGGAAACCGGCAACTTCAAACTGGTAAGAAGAACAACCGACCCGCAGACAATCTATGTTAAGAATGCTCTGCACAGAGACGACATTGTTGATATCACTGATTTCGATTATGTTCAGTACCTGTACAACATTGACAAGATGATGATGAATGAGGAGATTGCGACCGCCATCATGTTCGGTGACGGCAGAGACGAAGGCGATGAGGATAAGATCTTCCCCGAGCACATCAGACCGATTTGGCTTGACGACGAACTGTATACAAGACACTTTGATCTGGATATGGCTGCTGCTAGAGAAGCTATTCAGGGTTCAGAGACAGACTCTTACTTCAGCGAAAACTACATCAGAGCAGAGGCGTTCATCGAGAAGTGTCTGTACACAAGAGAAGAGCATAAGGGAACAGGCACACCGGACATGTTCATTCACCCGCATGAGCTGAATGTTATGCTGCTGGCAAGAGACAGAAACGGTCGTAGAATTTACGACAATGTCAACGATCTGAAGGCTGCTTTCAACGTTGCTAACATCTACACTTGTGAGCAGATGATTAACAAAGTCAGAACAGACGATGAGAACAAGAAGCATAAGCTGCTTGCCCTGTTCGTAAATCTGGGTGATTACCAGGTTGGCGCTACAAAGGGCGGTGAGCTGACACACTTCACCCAGTTCGACATTGACTTTAACCAGCAGAAGAGCCTGCTTGAGACTAGAATTTCTGGTGCTCTGACTAAGGTTTACTCTGCTATCGCTATTGAAGAAGTAGTTGAGTAATTAAAAATTCAAAATGGGAGTAATTTGTAGAAATGGCTAAGTGGTATGGAAAAGTAGGGTTCTCCGAAACAACAGAAACTTCGCCCGGCGTATGGGAAGAAGAGATAACTGAAAGACCATATTATGGGGACATAGTAAGAAACCATAAACGGTGGGAAAGCGGTGAAAACTTAAATGACAACATCTCTTTGCAAAACGAACTTAGTATAGTAAGCGACCCATACGCCGTACAAAACTTCCACTGCATTCGCTATGCCGAATTTATGGGCACTAAATGGCGTGTAACAGCAGTAGATGTGCAATATCCAAGATTGTCTCTTAGTTTGGGAGGTGTATATAATGGGCCGCAGACTTAAACTGCAAGCCGAGTTGGAAGAATTACTTGGCACAAGAAACGTATATTTTCAACCGCCTGAAACTAAGAAACTTGTGTATCCTTGCATCATTTACAATCGCCAGTCTATCGACACTACGAAAGCAGACGACTCGAACTATCTATTAAATGATGCATATGAATTGACCGTCATTTATAAGCACCCCGACGATCTATTACCATACAAGATTTTGGGTGCGTTTAAGTATATAAAGCATGACAGACATTTCACATCAGACAATTTAAATCATGATACATTCAATCTCTACTATTAATGGAGGACAATTATAATGGCCAAACTTACATGGGATGAAAGCGGTAAGCGCCTCTATGAAACTGGTGTAAAGCAGGGTGTGCTGTATGTCCAGGATTCTAATGGAACTTACCCCAAAGGCGTTGCTTGGAACGGACTGACAGGCGTTACAGAATCTCCTTCCGGCGCTGAAGCTAATGCACAGTATGCGGACGACATTAAGTATCTGAATCTGTATTCAGCTGAGGAATTTGGAGCAACTGTTGAAGCGTTTACATATCCGGACGAGTGGGCTGAATGCGACGGATCCGCTGAAATTGCTAAAGGTGTTTACATGGGCCAGCAGGGAAGAAAGTCATTCGGTCTGTGCTACAGAACCGCAGTTGGTAATGACATTGACGGCTCTGACCACGGATACAAGCTTCATCTTATTTATGGAGCGATGGCTTCTCCTTCTGAGAAGGCATATTCCACAATTAATGACTCACCGGAACCGATTACATTCAGCTGGGAAATCAATACAACACCGGTTAATGTTCCGGGATTCAAGCCGACCGCTCTGGTTACAGTAGACTCCACTAAGTTTACAACAGAAGACCAGAAGGCAAAACTGGCTGCTCTCGAAGAAAAGCTTTATGGCTCTGAAAACAAGGAAGCATTTCTGCCTCTTCCGGCGGAAGTATTTAAGACTCTTGGAGCAGAAACCACTGGCGACGAGGGCGACGATCTTAACCCGTAAACATATTATCTGGAAGTTTATGAGGCCTCTTTATGAGGCCTCTTTTAATTGTTAGAAAGGAGCAGAATCTCATGATTAAACAGACAGTAACTTACATCGATTACGATGGTACTCAGAGAACCGAAGACAAATACTTCCATATGACAAAAAGAGAACTTATTAAGTGGGAGACTGAATCCGGTTCTGGAGGAATGGATAAGTTCATTGAGAAAATTATTGAAACAGAAGACAGAAAAACCCTCATTGAAATGTTCGATGATTTGATTCTTAGAGCATATGGAGAGAAATCGATTGACGGGCGGTCTTTTGTTAAAACACCGGAACTCAGAAAAGAGTTTGAAGATAGCGCTTGCTATGATCAGCTGTTTATGGATCTGATTCAGGATACAGACAAACTTACTACATTTGTAAACGGTTTGATTCCGGAAGGACTTCCGAAACCGACAGAGCAGCCGACTCTTTTAGCTGCAAAGTAAGATGCTTGATCTTGTAATAACATCAAAAGAGTTCTACGACGAAGAAACTAATAGGTTTTTCGTTCCGGATTGCATTAAAAAAGATGTTCATCTTAGACTTGAGCATTCGTTGGTCTCAATTTCAAAATGGGAGTCAAATTGGAAAAAACCGTTCCTTACAAGAGAGCAGAAGACATACGAAGAGATAATAGACTACATCAAGTGTATGACGTTGACACAAAACGTCAATCCTGATGTCTATTTATATTTGTCTCAAGAGAATGTTAAAGCTGTAAATGATTACATAGAAGATCCTATGTCGGCTACGACGTTTAACGAACGTTACCAAAAGCATAGAACGACTAACGAGCAGACAACTTCGGAACTTATCTACTATTGGATGATTGCTTTAGAGGTTCCGATGGAGTGCCAAAAGTGGCACCTTAATCGGCTTCTGAATCTTATCCGTATTTGTAACATAAAGAATGATACTTCTTCGAACAGAAAGATGAGTCAAAGAGAAATCTTGGCTAGAAACAAAGAACTCAATGCTGCTCGAAGAGCTAAATACAAGACAAACGGTTAGTCGAAAATGATAACTCTTACGGCAAAAGGAAATTTTAATAACACTGAGCGTTTTTTTAACAAAGCTCAGAATTTAACATTAGGCAGCATTCTAAGTAAATACGGTCAAATGGGTGTTGACGCATTGTCAGCAGCGACGCCTAAAGAAACGGGATTAACTGCTGCTTCTTGGTCATATGAGATAGAAGCAAGCGGCAACTCCGCGGCTATTTATTGGACCAATTCTAACATAAATAAAGATGTGAACATTGCAGTGATACTGCAATACGGGCATGGTACCGGCACTGGAGGGTACGTGCAAGGTCGAGACTATATTAATCCGGCTATTAGACCAGTATTTGATGAACTTGCTAATAAAGTTTGGGAGGAGGTGACGTCGTAATGCCAGGCAACATCGACCAGCGAATTGTTGAAATGCGATTCGACAACTCACAGTTTGAAAGTGGTGTCAAGCAGAGCGTCGGAACACTTAATAATTTAAAACAAAGTTTAGATTTCTCGGGCTTTAATAGCAAGGGATTCAAAATTGCAAAAGCTCTTGATATCACAGGAAGCTTGGCTGGAATCGAAAAGACAGCCACAGCAATGGACAAGTTCAAAGCAAGAGCAGCGCAAGCAGCCCAGTTTGCTGGCAAAGCGATGCTAACCTTTGGCAAAGTATCAGTTGGTGCTGTAACAGGGATCACCACCGCTTTAGGCGGCATGGCTTTAAAAGGCGGTATCACAAGAGCTATGAACTTAAAGCAGGCGAACTTCATGCTGAAGAACTTGCTTGCGAAAGAAAAAGATGCTGGCAAGGCTACCCAAGCCATTATGGATAATGTTAGTAAATCCGTAGATGGCACAGCATATTCCTTGGACCAGGCGGCTATGGTTGCTGCACAGTTTGCGGCTACTGGTATGCGTGGCGGCAAAGATATGCAAAATGCCTTGAATGGTTTGGCTGGAGCGGCTGCAACATTTAACGCCGATTACAGCAGAATGGGCTTGATTTTCACCCAAATCGCGGCTACAGGTCACGTATATTCTAATGACTTGCTGCAGCTTTCTACCATGGGTATGAATGCAAGAGCAACTCTTGTTGACTTCTATAAGACGGTTCGTGGCGAAAGTGACATGACCGTTAAGAAGCTTGACGACATGGTAAGAAAGGGCGAAGTCGATTTTAACACTTTTGCTCAGGCAATGGGCTGGGCTTTCGGAGATTCAGCAACGAAAGCTAACGACACGTTTCAGGGTGCTTTATCAAACGTTAAATCGGCTTTATCTAGAATCGGCGAGCATGTTGCCGATCCTGCGATTGACGGTTTAAGAGACTTCTTTAATACTGTAAGACCGATTATTAATGAAATTAACCACTTGGCAACGCCTTCGTTGGATAAATTCGGAGGAACAATTAAAAAAGTAAGTGCTTATTTTTCTGAATTAGGTCTGGCTGGGAAGGCGTCATGGACTGACGTAATGTCATTTGACAAGTGGAACAAATCTAATAGTTTTACTATTATTAGAGATTACTTAAAATCTGTAGCATCTGGTTCCATAATGGCCAGTGAAAGTATTACTGAGTTTGCTAAAAATGTAGACAAGAAAGGAAAAATCACAGAACAGAGAGTCGAGCATCTTGTTAAAAAGGGCAAAATAAGTTTTGAAATATGGAAAAACGCTTTAGATAAAGCCCTTGGTGAAGACGATAAGCACGACCAGTCTACGTTGGCTATAGCTCTTAGAGGAGTTGTCAACGTTTTGGCGGAACTTTCTAAAATCACCTCTTCTGTAGGAGATTCATTTAGGGATGTTTTTGATATTATTCCGACTGATGTCATTAGACAAGCAGTTGTTGAATTTTATAACATGACTAAGGAATTTCATATTTCAGATGAGGTTCTTGGTAACGTCAAATCTGCATTTACTGGCGTTTTGACAATTGTTAGGGATTTTTTCCTTTTATTAAAAACGGCGGGAAAAGTTCTTTCTCCGTTTATTTCTGGCTTTTTGACGTTAGCTAGTGTCGCTTTGACGATCGCCGCTAGAATGGCTGATGTTGTCGTAGCTATTAGTGACTTTATATCTAACAGCACGTTATTCAAAGCGGCCGTTAAGGGACTGACAACTTTGTTCCAAATCTTCATGACTATATTCGCAGGTTTTGGCGGTATAGTTGAGGATGTAATTAACTCATTAGGCGGTGGGGCACTGTCTAAGCGGATGTCTCAGCTTTCTGCTGTTACCAACTTAGTCGCCGGAGGGTTTAAAAATCTTAAAGGGACTCTAATTGATAATTTTCCGATGTTTAAAGGGGTTATCAATAAGATGACAGCTGGCTTTCAGAGTTTTGGAGAAGGCATTAAAGAAGCGTTTAAAGGCGTCGATATTGGCAGCTTTAAAGAGCTTTTCAGCTATGCCGGAATAATGGCTGTTATTAAAGGCGTCACAGGTTTGTTTAAGCAAGCTGCAAGCAGTTTCAGTGGCATCACAGGAGTGTTTGATAACGTCGCGAAGACTTTACAAACTCTTGAAAATGTGTTGTCAACGTATCAGAAGAACCTTGATGCCGCCGCGTTGTTAACTATAGCAAAAGCTGTTGCTATATTAGCAGGATCTATTATTGCATTGTCTTTAGTTGATCCTAAGAGGCTTGTTCCAGCGTTGATTGCTATTGAAATCTTGCTTCATTCTCTTGATAAAATGATGACAAGCCTTACTCAAATGACAGAGAAGGCTGATTTTAGAGGAATTGCTAAACTTTATGTTCTCGGCGGAGCTTTGAAAGATATAGCTATCGCAGTTGCTATATTAGCCGGATCTGTTATTGCTTTATCAAGACTCAGCTTGCAAGAATTGGCTACTGGCTTATTTGGTATGGCCACAGCATGCCTTATTCTTATAAAAGTTACTGAGAACCTTACCTCTATGAAAGGGGAAATCGTAAAAGGCGCGACGGGTCTTATATTCTTTGCGACTGCTATACGAATCTTAGCTAGCGCTGTTACTGCGCTTTCGTCATTGAGCCCTGAAGAGCTATTCAATGGCCTTGGCTCGGTTCTTATATTGTTGGCTTCTATTGCTATGGTTGTTAACAATATGGATAAAAAGGGAGCGGCCGCTATTGCTAAGGCTGGCATTTCATTTATGGCTTTAGCTGGTTCTATATTTATCATGGCGCAAGCTTGTAAGGCCCTTGGATCAATGGATCCATATGAACTTGCGTTGGGGCTTTCCGCTGTGCTTGTTATGCTTGTTGCATTAAGTGAGTTTTCAGTCAAAGCCCAATCCGGTTTGAAAACTACAACCGCTGTTGCTCAATTGCTGCTTCTTGCTGGCGCTATGTTTGTCATGGTGCAAGCTGTAAAAATGCTTGGCAAGTTGTCGCTTGAAAAGATTGGGCACGGCATTCTTGCTTTGGCGGGCAGCCTTGGTGTCCTTATTGCCGCTTTAGGTGTTATGAGCACTATGCCAAACACAACCAAATCATCGATGGCTATATCTTCGTTGTGTGTTTCTTTACTCGGTTTAGCGGCCGTTATGAAAATTATAGGAAGCATGGACGTTGAGGAACTCAAATCAGCTTTGCTTGGTTTGGCTGTTGGTCTAGGCACAATGGTAATGGCTTTAGGAGCTTTAAGTACAGGCGGTATTGGCGTAGAGCTCGCTGCTGGGGCATTGTTAGTTCTTAGCGTTGCGCTTTTAGCTTTAGCACCAGCGTTAAAGACATTGAGCACAATTCCCATTCCGGGCGTTGCTGCTGCATTACTCGCAGTGGCTGGCGCCATTGGCATATTTGCGGCTGCCGCGTTTGTTCTTGGGCCGGTTATGGTTCCTATGGCTGCTTTAGCAGGAATTATAACCTTATTAGGCATCGCTTGTATGGCTGCTGGCACTGGTATTATGCTATTTGCTGCTGGTATAGCTGCTTTGGCGCTGACATCAGCAAAATCAATTAAGAATATTGCTAAGGTTATTGAAGAGCTTTCCACTGTAATACCTGCTATATTCCAGGCAATTGGCCAGGGCTTTCTTGCATTGTTTGAAGTTCTTGCCACAAATGCGGCTAAATTTGCTGAAATTGGTGTTGTTCTTATTTTAGCGCTATTGAACACTATTAAGGATCATATTCAGGAATTCGTAACTGTTGGGCTTTTAATCATAGCCAACTTTATGTATGGACTTGCTGAGGGCCTTCCGACATTGGTCGATGCTGGTATCCAATTAACAGTTGCATTTTTCAATTCATTAGCTGAAGGAATAAGAGCAAACCAAGGCATAATTCTTGAAGCCATCGGCAATTTGGTTTCCGCCATCCTTGAATTTGTTATATCTGCGTTCCAAGCTGTTCTTGGAGAAATTCCGGGTGTTGGCGAAAAGATCAGTTCCGGTCTTGAAAGCGCAAAGAAAGCGATTCACGAAAAACTTGCTCCAAAAGAGGGCGAGAAATCCGGTAAGGAATATGCTAAAGGCATCTCGCAGGGTGTTGGCAAGAACACAGACAAGTCTAAGAAGGCTGGCGAAAAGCATGCTAAGGCTGCTGGAGAAGGTGCCAGCAAAACTGCGCCTGTTAAGAAAGCTGGCGAGAAAGCTGGTTCTGCTTACGAGAAGGCTCTCGCTAAAGCCGCCGAAAAGTCTGGCGATGTTGGTAAGAAGCTCCCTGAGAAACTCGCGTCCGCAGCAGACAAAACAGATAAGATTAAGAAGTCTGGTGAAAAGGGCGGCGGAGATTATGCGAAGGGCGTTGATAAAAAGCAAGGAGAAGCTAGCAAAGCTGGTAAGAACCTTGCTAATAAAAACAAGGACGGCATGAGCAATGTCAAAGGTTTTGATGGCCTTGGAAACAATGCTGCCTCTGGCTTTGTAAGGGGCGCAAATTCGCATGGATCAGAAGCTTGGAACGCTGGTTGGCGATTGGCTAGTTCATATTACGATGCTATTAAGGCCAAGCTTCAGGAGCATTCGCCATCAAAGGCTACTTACAAGCTTGCTAAGTTTGCAGTTCTTGGTTTTGTTAAACCGGCTAAGGATTACGCAGGCATGGTAAAACGGTCTGGTGAAGCAATCGCTAATTCTCTCATGACCGGAATGAGATCCGCAAGTGCAGCAGAGTATATTGACGCTATTCCTAATCAGCCGGTTATTAGACCGGTAGTTGATTTATCCGGAGTTCATTCAGCGGCTAAGGATGTCGATTCACTGTTTATTGGATCTCGCCAAATCAAAGCTACAGCTAGAATTGGCGGTAAAATCAACAGAGGGTCTTCCGTGGTCGGAATGGACAATCTTATTTCTAAAGTTGACAAACTTGGCACAAGACAGGTTATGCCATCAACGAACACATTTAACATCAGAGTCGATGGTTCTGAAAATCCGGAAGCATTTGCTCATAGATTAGTTAGACAATTAGAAATTGAAATGAGGACTATTTAATGGCTAAAAGTAGTAAACCGCGTGGCCTGAAAATGGTCAGAAATCATTCGACAATTACCTGCGAATGGAAAATTCCAAACAAAGGTTACGGTGATGGCCAACAGTTTAAGAAAGGCATAAAAACCGCTACCGGAGATGAAAAAACAAAAACTAATTGGACAGCTGTTAAGATCGGAGACAAAAAAGAATCCGAAAAGATTAAGCTGGATGGTAGTTTAAGTAAGTATTACCCCTTTACCAATACAAAACTCAAAGCAGTTTTATTTAAGGTAAGGGGTAATACTAAAAAGTATAAAAAGAAGAAAAAGAAAATCAATCCTGGCTGGTCTATTTGGGTTACGAAGCCGCATAATATTTGCGCTCCAAAAAAGCCTAAAGTAGAAAACGGGATTGCACAGGCGTTCTCGGCTACTTATGTGATTGATATTTCCGAAAACTTTACAGATTCATGGAGCAAAGCCGGAAACGTTAAAAAAGATAGATACTTAGATCCGTGGACAACGCATATCGAGTACGAAACAGTACTCAGAATCGATAAGAATGATAGAAGCATAGATGATATTCCTGACGAAATCTGGGCTCAGAATCGTACGAGAAAAGAAATCTATAATCCTATCACCAAGGATAATAAAACGGAGTTTACTGAACCCATTGAAGAAACTCCAGACGAGATCAATCAGATTAATGCTGCCATAAACGAAGGTAAAACCGCTGTAAGGTGGTTTAGAGCGAGAGCCCTTGGACCTGGCGGGCCTTCACCATGGGGGAAACCTAAGATTCCTATCTCATACAACCCGGCGAAGCCTGTCATGGCTTCTGATACAACAGCTGTTATTACAGATTTGGAAAGCGGTGGGTACCATGTATCTGTTGATTGGACATACCAGCACAGCATTAACAATCCGGTAGATTATATTAAGATTCAATACGCTTTTTCGACTCCTACCGGCACTAAGAAAGCTCCTTCAGCAGACGCCAATTGGCAAGAAGCTCAAATTGGAGGGGATAACACCATCACTCCTAAGTCCACAAACGAAGCTGGTAGCATCGTCACTAGTGAGCTTAAAGGCATTGGCTTTGATATTTCGGGGCATGCTGCGGATAACCAATTTGTTTATGTTCGTGTCAATACATACCATAACAACAGAGAAAGTCAGGGTGTGGCTGTTATTTGCACTGACGTTGACGGTAATTTACCTTCTTCGGATGGCGTATTGGCTATGCCTTCTAGTTTGAATGTAGCCCCAGGCTCGTCAAATAGAGTCACCGTTAGCGTAACAAACAACGCAGAAGGTGACGAAGTATATTTGGCTATTGTATGGCTTGACGTTGAAGGCGCATCCAAGACAGAGGTTATTGGTATAATCGAGTGCGAAGGCACAGGACAATACGAGGAGACTGTTGAGATTCCTCCTAATTACAAAGCCGACTATGCTATAGGTGTGTTTGCATTTATTGGTGAAGTCGGAGACCCAGTTCGTGTAGGCACTGAAGATTCAGGCTACGATCATTATAACATCACAACGGTTCTTCGCTCTAAGACTCTTCAAAGAGGCGGAGCAGTCCCAACAGCGCCAGGCACTGTAACAGCAGAGCACCTCGGCGACGGCAACGTAAGAGTTAAGTGGGACTGGGATTGGAAGGATGCTAACAAAGCTATAATTGGCTGGTCCGATTACCAATACGCTCCCGAATCCACAACACAACCTAATACATACACCGTTACCAATGTTAATACTGCGAGTATTATTATTCCAGGATTAGCCATGGGCAAGACATGGTATTTCTGGGTTAAGCTTGTTAAAGATTCAACTGAGAGTTTGTGGTCTTCGTACGCCTATGTGACATTGAATTCAGCGCCAAACGTTGCGTATGTTGACTGCAGCGATGATTATATTACTCTTGAAGACGAGTTTACTTTGACATGGGTATACGTAACGACAGACACAACTCCTCAAAAGGGAGCAAAGATTGCTGTTGGGTCATATTCTGATGGCACGTTTGTGCCGGAGAACATCATCGAGACGATTCCTAATGATGACCAGCCAGGAACCGACCAGTACCATACATTTGACCCTGGTCCGGACGGCCTAAATTGGGAAGAAGGAAAAGAGTATTATATTTCCGTAATGGTTGAGTCTGAATCTGGCAGATCATCAGACGCATGGGCAGAACCTTATAAGATAACCACTCTTGTTCCTATCGAGTGCAATGTGACGTCAACATCTTTATCCCCTGCACCACAAGTCGATCCGGAGGATGACGATGCGCCGTTGCCATATCCTACACTTACGCAGCTTCCGCTCCAGGTGACAATTGAAGGAGTATTAGAAGGCCAGTTCGCGACTTTAATAGTTGAAAGAGCCAATGATTTCTTCCAATTGCGCCCTGACGATAGCGAGTACGGAGGATATGCTGGCGAGACAATCATCCAGAAGACGATGGAAGGCTCGGGAACGTTTGAGGTGACACTCGAAGACGATGGACTGATAGGCCAGCTTGACGATAATGCGCATTACAATATTATTGTTCAAGCGACTGATTCATATGGCCAGGTAAAGAGAACAGACCCGATTGAGTTTATAGTTGCATGGGATCATCAGGCTTTAATGCCTGTAGGCTCTGTAGAGATCGACCAGGAACATTTGGCTGCTAAGATCCATATCGGAATACCCGAAGGTTACGACGCAACAGAATGCGCTGGCGACGTCTGTGATATTTACAGACATTCCATTGATGGCATTGAATTGATATATTCTGGTGCTGCGTTTGGCGAGACATATGTTGACCCGTATCCGACTTTAGGAGATAACGGTGGGCATAGAATCGTTTACCGCACAAGGAATGGAGATTATATTTGCGGATTGGAAACTAATTACGCATGGATTGACTTCTTTGTCGACGAGGGCGATTTCGTGAACACGCTTTCTAATGTCATCGATTTCGATGGCGAGAGAGCAGAGTTTATGCTGAATACCGATATCGATACGTCATGGAACAAGAACTTCCAGGAAACAAAGTATCTCGGCGGTTCTATTCAGGGCGACTGGCAGAGCGGTGTCGATAGAACTATATCTATCAACACAAACGCTCTTAGCAACGATGTCGATACTGTTGAGATGATGCATAATCTTGCTATGTACGAAGGCGTATGCCATATTCGTACAAAAGACGGAGCCAATTATACAGGCAATGTGAACGTCAGTGAGAGTGCTCCTCATCAACCGTATTACGATAGAGAAGGAAACTTTACAAAGCTTCTGTCATATTCATTCAACATTACAAGAATTGATAATAATTCAGAGGATCTTGATGGCATGACACTCGCAGCTTGGGAAGCAACATTAGATGATGAATAATTTGGAGGAGCTATGGATTGGTCTAAAGGTTTCACGTCCAGGTACTACGCTACGATAGTAGACCCTCGTACTTGGCGTGATATTTTGTCTTTTGACATAACAGGGGGCTCTATCAAATTGACAGAATCTGGGCTCCGTGAGTCTGCTGATTTAGATTGCTCGACTTTGTCGATAAGATCTGGCGGAGTCGAGTATGAACAAAGTTTTAATTCTAATGAGTACTGGGTAAGGGTATATCTGGATGCCAGACAAGAGTCAGACAACCAGCTTATACCCTTATTTACAGGTCTGGCAAGTTCTCCTAACAGGAATTTCTCCGGGCCTAAGGAAACAAACAAATTGACATGCTACTCCGTTCTTAAACCGGCTGAGGATATTTTGTTGCCACTTGGTGACTACGTCCGAGCCGGTACGAACGGAGCTAAAGCTGTCAGGGATCTGCTTAAGGACGTCGTGCCTGCACCTATATCCATCGAAGGACAATCTCCTGCTTTATCCTCCAACCTGGTCGCTGAAAGTGGGGAGACTAAGTTGTCGATGGCTGATTATATTTTGGGGGTTATCGGCTGGCGTTTAAGGATAGAAGGGGACGGTTCAATTGTTATTTGCGAAGAGGCCGACTCACCGTCGGCTGTGTTTAATTCAATAACAAATGACGTCTTAGGGTTGGAAGTTGATATTGAGAACAACTGGTATGAATGCCCGAATGTATTCAGAGTTACAAATGAGAATATGATGGCTATTGCCAGGGACGAAAACCCGGAAAGCCCGTTCTCTATACAGAATAGAGGCCGAGAGATTTGGATGGAAGAAAGCTCTGCGGATTTGAATGATGGGGAAACCCTTGGCCAGTACGCTAAACGTCGTCTAGAAGAAGCCCAAAAAGTTATGCGAAAATTGAGTTACGAGCGGCGTTTCGATCCAAGCGTACGTGTTGGGGACATGGTATGGATAACATATCCTTCACAGGGAATCGATGGAGCGTTTATAAGCCAGTCCCAAAGTATCAACTTGGCATATGGAGCAGCGGTCAGTGAGGAAGCCGTAATGGCTTAAGGAGGTTATATTTTGAGCGTTAGATTTGACAAGACTATTAAGACTCTTGCACGGACGCTGCAAGATACCAACAAAAGAGGAACCAAACCTTACGAGACCGAAGCAACTGTCGTACGAGTTGAAGGAGACACACTTTGGGTCCATATTGATGGAGGTGCAGATGAAACACCAGTTAAGAAAACCATTGCAGCATCCATTGGTGACACTGTCCATATTAAGATTGCCAATAAATCCGCTTACATTGTTGGCAATTACACCGCGCCACCAAGTGACTCAGAAGAGACACTGAAGATTGTAGAGGAGCAAATTAGTTCTGGAGCAATCAGAGGTAGAGATGGAGAGCCAGGAAAGGACGGAGCTCCTGGGCAAGACGGAGCATCTACTAAGAAGGTCGAGATTGTATATTGTCTGGCTCTTTCTGATGCGGCGGATGAAGATGGCGAACCTGAGGACATGATATCTGAAGACTGGCAGGCTGATATTCCGACGCTTGCTGATGTTCCGATAGAGGAAGGGGAAGAGACGATTGACGACCCGGAAGAAATAGCGGATATTCCCACAAATGGGTACGTGGATCTTGGGTATTATGTTTCCGAACTCAAGTCGTTTAAGGTAAACGGAACAGAATACACGGACTACACTCTCGAAACTCTTTCGGAAGAAGACGACGAAGGGGAAATGTATACCACTTCCATCGCTAGAATCAATCCCGAAACCTGGCCAAGCAGCGTCACAAACATTACATATTACTACGTAGAGGCTATTGACCCGTTGAGTATCTTCTATATCTGGATGCGCACCCTAACCTACACAACTGACATGGAAGAGGGCGACGATCCGGAAGAAGGAGTCCCCTCAATCTACGGAACACTGACGGCAGAAGGCGGAACAGATTTCAAAGTCCGTACAATCATTCGGGAAGAGAAATGGTTCTGCTTAGCTACTGCCGTAGCTCTGGGTCCCGGACAGAAGTTCGAGGATATTCAGAAGACTGAGTGGTCAACAACGATTCCGGATATTAAAGAGGCTAAGGACGAGTTCAGTATCGACTTATATTACTGGACTTATATCAAATATTATTACTCCGATGGCACAACAGCTGTCAGCCCGCCGTATTACGACTTCTCAGCTCAAATAGCTTACGAGGTTTCACAGGCAGAAACAAGCCAGGACAACCATTTCTGGTCGAATGCGAATGGCGCTTTCGTAGGTCACTACGAGAACGACCCCGACAGAGACCACGTGGTTAAAGTAGTAGGAGAGGGCGTTCTGCTGTATAAAGATGGCGAACGTATGGCTTCGTTTACTGATTCCGGCGTTGCTTTCAGAGGCAAAGTTGGAGGCACTTGGACTGAATTAGCTAGGTATACGAATCTTGGCATTAGCTTTGCGCAAAATGTCGACTACACTATTGGCGACCCATCTGGTCAGTATATCAAGTGGGATTCCGCAAACAAGCGAATTGTTATTTGCGCTCAATCGCTTGTATATGGCTCGAATAATGTTGACTTGGCTACCGAATTAGATAGCGTTAAAACAAAGGCTAATACAGCTGATACGAATGCTAGTCAGGCTAAGAGCACTGCTAGTACTGCGAATACTAATGCTACTAGTGCATATAATAAAGCCGTTGCCGCTCAGAATGCTGCCGACAAAGCTAACAATCTTATTTATATGAGCGGTAGTGGATTATATGTCGTGAATAGTAGCGACACGAGCCAGAAAATTTTAATCGATTCGTACGGGATGAATGTGTACTATAGTGGCACATCAGTGGCACAATTCGGTGCGTCAACAAGAATAGGCTATAATAATTCTTGGCATATATCGTTAGATAACACGAAACTTTCTTTTTATAATTCTTCTGGAAGTAGTATCGGATATATCGGTACTTGGCAGGATACTGAGGAGTATCTTAGCGGTATTCAGATATCTTCGGCGCTCCCAGCGCTTTTTCTTACCTCGAATAAAGTTAAGATATTTTGTGGTTCAGATGATAACGCGTTTGTTGTTCGATGTAATAACAAAAAAATGATAGAGTATAACTATTCCTCCAGCGCACCGTATAACAGACTTCGTTTCCCGGAAGCATACCACACTGGTTCAGCTTCCGGCAAACAAGCTTACATTAATGAATATGGTTGGCTGAATGCTTCAAGTTCTAAAAGAGAAATTAAGACTGATATAACAAGCGAGTTTAATAGCGAAAATAATCCACGTAATCTATACAATGTGCCGGTTCGTCAGTTTAAGTATAAAGAAGGTTATATCGATCCTGACGACTATAATTATGGAAAAGATGTCGTTGGAATAATAGCCGAGGAAATTGATGAAGCTTATCCGGTTGGCGCTTATCATGAAATGGACGGTACACCTGGGGATTGGGATATTCGTACTGTTGTCCCCGCCATGCTCAAACTTATCCAGGAGCAGCATGAGGAAATCGAAGCTATTAAAGCACAACTCAATTAGAAAGGAGCTAATCTAATGTACATAGTATACGAAATACAAGGGACCGGCGATAGCGTATCCACCCTTACGTATGATTACAAAAATAAGAATGAAGCAGAAAGCAAATACCATTCGGTTCTTTCGGATGCTGCGGTCAGTTCCGTTCCAATTCATACTGCGATACTTATGACCGACAAAGGGACTAGCTTAGATAAACAGTATTACGAACACCCAGTAGAGGAGGCAGCAGAATGATCAACAAAATCATAGCAGCAAACAACGAGCTGCAGCAGGTCTACGTCCGTGGCATTGACGCAGTCCATATGGCTAAGGCTCTTATGGCAATCGAAGAAGTTTATAACGAACTCCTCGAGCAGGAGACAGCAAAAGTATCTGAGGAAAATCAGGATTGAAATCCGAAAAATTCCCCGGGTGAGATTTTCTGAAAACAATTCTATATTCTGAAAAGGAGCTAAGTCATGTCTACGCTACATTTCGACAAACAAGGCAGTTTCTCGACCGCTGTAGACCTAACGATGGTGTTAAACGAATCGGTCAACAACTTGGTTCCTATAGCTCAAAAGGTCGGATACGAATTCGATGGTTGGTTCTGCACTTACACCTCTGGTGGTCACGTTGAGGAGAAAGTCGTACGAGTTTACAGCAGCGACAAACCTATGTGGGAAGCCAAAGACCGGCAGGTAATCGTTTACGAGGACAATACATGGTGGGAAGCCGAGTATATTCCTCAATCAGACACTCCTGTAGTTGTCGAGGATATTAAGGTATTCGATTCGAAGGGCAGGGCAGTAAAATCTGACGTATTCTGGACAGATGACTACCCTAATGGTGTCTATAAGAATCGTAAGAACATCACAGTATATCCTGTATGGCACGAGGTTCCATTCGTCAATGAATATTTCGACCAGGAAAATGAGAAATGCCACTTATATGCAGAAGTTGATGGCGTAATGACAAGAGTAGAAGTCTTTAGAGGAGGTAGCTAATGGGAGTTAATAAGATCACCTATGGTAACGAAACTCTGATAGACCTTACTAATGACACTGTTACCGCTGATACGCTGGTGAACGGCAAGACAGCTCACAACGCCAATGGTGATATTGTTGAGGGTACTCTTGTTCCGGTCGACTTGTCAAAGGATACTGTCACAGCTTCTACGTTATCACAGGGTATCACCGCCCATGATAAGGATGGCACCCCGATAACTGGTACTTTAGTACCGGTCGTAGATGCAGTATGGGGGTGATATTTTGAGTTTAACAGCGAGCGAGTTTATTGCTCTAAAAACAAAAGTAAAGAATGAAATGGCGAGGAGGAAGTACTATGGCTCACTTGAGACATTTGCTTCCTCTTCTTACGATTTCCAGACTACGCCTGTCCAAGGACAGCGTATATTAGCCGAACAAGGTCAGAAAGTTATTGACCTGGCACTCAAGATCGCAGATGTCGATGGTTACGCATTAGTAGAGCAGGGTGATAAGCTGCCTGATTCAATGACGGCTCTGTCGAACAAGCTCGATCAGTGGGCTAATGAGTCTTTGACCGGCTCTAGCTCCTGCAGGGGAGCATGCACAGGCTTATGCACTACCGCGTGCTCCGGAGCTTGTAAGAATGGATGCAAGGGCTGCCAGGGATGCGGATCAGCATGCCAGGGCGGATGCGGTAGTAACTGCACGAGTTCGTGCTCCGCACAATGTACGACTGGATGCGGAACTAACTGCTCAAGCTCGTGTGCTACTAGCTGCGGCGGTTGTGGCAATTCTTGCGGCACTGCTTGCACCAGTGGCTGTACCGGATGTCAGGGGTGCTCATCATGTGCTGGATCTTGTAAGGACGGATGTAACGATTCGTGCTCCGGAAACTGCGGAACTGGGTGCACCGGTTCTTGTCATGATGCATGCACTTCAAACTGCAAATCCGATTGCGCTGGGGGATGCAATACCACATGCTCAAGCGGTTGTAAAAGCGGCAGTTGCAAGAATGGATGTATCGGTTGCGACACTTATTGCAAGGACGCTTGCGCAGGATGCCATACCACATGCACTGGTGTGTGCAGTAAAGGCGGTTGCAAATCGGTATGCAAAGGTAGTGAATGCAAGGGCGGATGCTCCGGGCATTGCAAAGGAAACTGTACTGGCGATTGTTATGGTTGCTGTAGTAACAACTGCGCTGGTAAATGTGAAGGCGGCTGCAATGGCTGCTCTACGGACTGTGGCGGGGGATGTAAGGCGACTTGCTCTACAAGCTGTGGAAAATGCGACGGTCGCTGTTCCAAAACTTGCGGGGCTTCGTGCGGGAATTGCACAAGAACTTGCACCGCTACTTGCGGAGGCAGTTGCTCAGATACGTGTGGATCTAACTGTACAGGAAACTGTCGTTCTGGATGCTCGGGCTGTCAAGGATGTCAAGGATGTGGCGGAACTTGCGGAAGTGTTTGTAGAGACGCTTGTACAGCGAATTGCTCTGCTGCGTGCCGAACCGGATGTGACAGCTCATGCACTGGCTGCAGCACGCAATGCTCAAACACTTGTCTGACAACATGCTCAAACACATGCTCAACAGGCTGCAGTGGCGGGTGCTTTGGTTCGTGCTCCGGCGGAGCCATGGCGCTTAAGAAGAAATAGAAAGGAGATCAATCAATGGAGAAGTTTACATTTGATTTAACAGAAGAGCAGATCACATATTTGCAGAGACTTGGAAACGAAGTCGACACTAAAGTTTTTCTCATCGATAGAATGATGGCAAATCATGCAACTGATACAGATCTCAGTCTGTTTGAATCCAAGCCTTTTAAACATTTCATGAGCGAGTATGAGAAATCTTATGCTATGTGGGAAATGGCTAAAAGCGAATTCGAGAAAACTGTGGTTAATCCGATCGTGGCCGAGAAGTATGGTCCGAATGCGTTATATTCGTGGATGATCAACGACTTCGAAGAAGGTACATGCGAGGTGACGATTCAGTGAAGCGCAGCAAGAAAAGTTCTGAGCAGTATCAGGACATGGTAGCGCGTTTATATCCCGAATTAAAAGGAAAAGACAACTTCCCATGTATGGAAATCACATTCCAGGTCACTGACGCTTGTTCTCTTGCCTGCACATACTGTTATCAGATCGATAAGGGGCATAAGGTTATGCCTTTCGAGACAGCAAAGACCTTTATCGACAATCTCTTCGATGGTTTTTACAAAGGTTACGTTTCCGAAGAGGAGAAACCTTTCCTCGTTCTCGATTTCATTGGCGGTGAACCATTTCTTCAGCCTAAGTTGATCGAACAGATCTGCGACTATTTCTTTGATACGGCGATTGAACGCATGTCGCCGTGGGCAGAGCGTACAATGATATCTGTATGCTCAAACGGAGTGGCATGGTTCGATCCTGACGTCCAGCATTTTGTTAACAAATACCGCGAACGGTTGTCTATATCGGTAACGATTGACGGCAACAAGGAACTTCACGACTCCTGCAGGATATTTCCTGATGGTAGACCCAGCTATGATCTGGCTGTAGCAGCGGCTAAAGACTGGATGGATCGTGGCGGGGAGATGGGCAGCAAGATTACTATCTGTCCTGAAAACCTTCGATATATGAACGACGCCATCCTTCATATGATCGAACTCGGTTACGACGAGATCAACGCGAATGTCGTTTATGAAGAAGGATGGACGATCGAGCACGCTAAGGAATACTACCAGAAACTCAAGGAGATTGCCAATCACTTCATTGACAACGATTTGGTCAGTGATATTTACCTTTCGTTGTTCACAGAGATTTTGGGGTATCCAAAACCAGAGGATGATGACAAAACCTGGTGCGGTGGAGTAGGGAACGCCATGCTCTCTATCGATCCGGATGGTAAGTTCTTCCCTTGTATTCGCTACATGCATTCCTCACTTGGCGACGACCAGCCGCCTCTGTCGATCGGAGATGTATGGACAGGTATCGGCAAGAATGAGGAAGACGCAGCATGGATCAAATGCCTCGGATGTATCACAAGACGATCAGAGAGTACGGACGAGTGCTTCTATTGCCCGATCGCAGAAGGGTGCTCCGAATGCTCCGCATACAACTACCAGGTCAATGGCACACCTGATTCGCGATGCACATTCATTTGCGACATGCACAAAGCCAGAGTCATGGCTAACTCATATTTCTGGAACAAGTGGTATCGCAAGACCTGTCAGGACAAGCGATTCGCGCTGCATATTCCGGATGACTGGGCTTTGGAAATTATTGATGAGAAAGAACTTGAGATGCTTAAAGAATTATCTAAGGAGAATTAAATAAATGTCTAAAGAAGTAAGAATGCTTAATGAGATCAGCAAAGCTTTGGGCGGTGCTGAGCACGTACAGAGAAAAGATATTCTGGAAGAGATTGCAGGGCTGTCCGACTCCTTAGGTCCGGAGCAGCATATTCTGCCTCCCAGTCAGGTTGATCCGGAAACAGGTTTGCCTACGGTAGAAGACCCGGAAGAAGGCGCGTTTTATCTGGTCCCCTCAGGTGAGGAGGAGCCGAATCTTTATAACGAGTATATTTGGACCGGCGACGGTTGGGAGCTGTTTGGGTCTGGTGGTGGCGGTAAAGTTGATACAGATCGCGTCGTTGAAATAACTACGGAAGATTTTATCGACAGCGCTGACGAAAATGGGAACATTAAAGAGTTAGATGTTTTGGCGACCGCGATTAGAAGAAAATGGTCTAACAATACTCTGGGGGTCACCGCTGATGGCATTTATTGTATTTTGTCGCCAACGAGTCGCGTTATTGAGCCTCTTAAAATAAGAATGCTTGATAGTAGTAACGTAAGACGCGATTTATTAGATTCCTCCGCTCAAGAAACTATCTTAGCCTTTGTATACGTATACTTTATGGGGCAATATGTTACAGCCCCTATGGGAGTAGCATGGACTCGGGTGTTCGATATTTATTCGTCAGCGATATTCAGCGGTGTTAATAGAGACTACGACACTAGCAAATATTCAAGTTATATAATTAATTGGGAGTACGAATCAAGAAACTATAAGGTATTACCAATTGTTTGCAATGGAACGGCGGACGTGCGTTTGGTTGGCAAACTTAAAAACATTGACGATCGAGGAACTGGGGTTGTTGAGGGGAACATTGTGTCAAACGCCGCTTCTGGAGAATACGCCCATGCTGAAGGCAATAATACAAAAGCTTCAGGTGATGATTCCCACGCGGAAGGGATTGACGTGAAAGCTTCTGGCAATTACTCTCACGCTGAAGGTGGTCTCACAACCGCTTCTAGTGATTATTCCCACGCGGAAGGCAATCAATCAACTGCTTCTGGTAGTTGCTCTCATGCAGAAGGAACTGCCACGATTGCTTATGGTCGTTTATCTCATGCAGAAGGAAATAGCACAAAAGCATACGGCGAAGCTTCTCATGCTGAGGGTTATGGCGGAGTAACTGGAGAGGATGGCAATAGTGGAACCGGGTTTTATGCTCACGCAGAAGGCTACCAGACAACAGCTTCCGCTAACCGCTCTCACGCAGAAGGATATAAAACAATCGCTTCTAGCGATAGTTCCCATTCAGAAGGTTATCAGACAACCGCTTCTGGAGCATACGCCCATGCTGAAGGCAATAATACAAGAGCTTCTCGTGATAGTTCTCATTCAGAAGGATACAACACAACCGCATCGGGCAAATACTCTCACGCAGAAGGTAACGATGCGACCGCATCTGGCGAAAGCTCTCACGCAGAAGGGGGCGCAACCGCATCGGGCAAATACTCTCACGCAGAAGGTAACGATGCGACCGCTTCCGGAATTAATTCTCACGCAGAAGGATATAACACAAAAGCCCAAGGCGATTATTCTCACGCAGAAGGTAACAATGCAACCGCATCGGGCAAATACTCTCACGCAGAAGGATGGGGGAAAACATACGGCGAAGCTTCTCACGCCGAAGGTTTGGGGGTAACAGGAGTTTCTGACAATCCTGATAAAGGCGGATATTCTCATGCAGAAGGATATACCACAAAAGCCCAAGGCAACTATTCTCACGCGGAAGGAAGGGAAACAAAGGCGATTGGCGAGGAATCTCATGCAGAAGGTGGTCTCACAACCGCTTCTGGTCTACGTTCCCATTCGGAAGGATTTAGTACAACCGCTTCTGGTGATTATTCTCACGCAGAAGGCGACCAATCAACGGCTTCTGGTGATGATTCCCACGCTGAAGGACGGGGCACGAACGCTTCTGGCATTCAGTCTCACGCGGAAGGCGCAAAAGTAAGTGATACCGATATACAATATAAAGGAGAAACAACTACATTAGCTCCTGCAGTAGCAGCAGGCGCCCATTCGCATATTGAAGGCCAGGACACGAGAACCGAAACGACAGCGTCAAATGCGCACGCTGAGGGGTATCGTACATATGCTAAAAATGCTAATGCTCACGCAGAAGGTTCTACCACAACAGCTTCTGGCGAAAGTTCCCATGCGGAAGGCTTCTTTACAAAAGCTTCTGGCGATAGTTCCCATGCGGAAGGCGTTACCACAACAGCTTCTGGCAATAATTCTCACGCAGAAGGTAGCTCTACAGAAGCCTCTGGTGCAAAGTCTCATGCTGAAGGGTTTGGGACAATTGCTTCTGGCGAAGATTCTCATGCCGAGGGACATGCTCCTCGAGCTTCTGGCGATAGTTCCCATGCGGAAGGTAGCAGCACGACAGCTTCTGGATATAATTCGCATGCGGAAGGTAACCATACAATCGCTAACCACAAATCCCAGCATGTTCATGGCGAATACAATATTTCCGACCCTTCAACGGCTGAGGCCACAGAACGTGGCAATTATGTTGAAATCGTCGGTAATGGTACAGCAGACAACGCTCGTTCCAACGCCCGTACACTTGACTGGTCAGGTAATGAACGGCTGGCTGGTAAGCTGACTGTCGGGGCTGATCCTACAGAGGATATGGATGTTGCGACTAAGCAGTATGTGGATGAGAATGCTGGCGGGGGCGGGCAGTTACCTCTTATTAAGGTTACTCCGCATTACGGTCCAACATCATATTATGAAATCGATTGGACTTATGAACAACTAACAGATTATTTTAGTTCGCTCGACGATCCTACTTTTATTAGTTGCCTTGTGTGGGTTACAGCTGGACCAGAAAACTATTCGATCGGGGAAATTTTAAGAAATGTAAATATGTCTGATAATACTACTACATTTGTTATCCGATATATTGAAGGCGCTACTATGTTGTGGCCGCTAAAGACTGGCATAGACCAACTTACAATACATGAAGACGGATCTATTGTAAAAGACGGATATAGCGCAAAAAAAACAATAACATTAACTGCTTCTGCTTGGTCCTCAAACACCCAGACAGTATCAGTAGCAGGCGTAAAAGCCACCAATACAGTCCTCGTAACCCCAGCTCCAGCAAGTGTAAAAGACTGGGATGCAGCGTATGTTATCTGCACAGCGCAGGGCGCAAACTCACTCACCTTCACATGCGACACAGTCCCGGAGAATGATATTTCCGTTAATGTAGTAATTCTCGGCTAAAGGAGGCTCATTATGATTCTTAATATGCATAGAAGGCCTCCGGTGAAAGACCCTATGAGTTGGGCGTATGCTTCTGACGAGCAGATCGTCGCTATGGTCGAGGCTGCCGATAGAGGTGAGATTGACCTGGCCGATTATTGGAATGTTGGGGATGAACGCGTTGTGCATTTATCTGCTATGACAGCAACAGGCGATATGGAAACACACGCGGAACAAGACGTTGTTTTTGTACTTATGCATTCTGGCGGAAAAACTCTTAATAAAGCTGTAGCATCAGGTAGAACGGAATGTTCGTTTATTGTTGGACAAAAGGATTCTCTTAACGAAAGAGGCTATATGAATTCATCGAATACAAATTCTGGAGGATGGGAGGCTAGCGCAAGAAGAGGTTGGTGCAACAATATATATTATAATTCAATTCCATCTTCAATTAGGAGTATTTTCAAGCAAGTTAAAAATAAGACAGCTGGAGGAGGCCGCAGTACAACCAGTGCTATCGAATCCGTTGATTATTTTGCATTACCTGCTGAGTATGAAATATGTGGATCGTATAGCTACTCAAGTACTCAGTACGAGAATGAATTGTTCCAGTTTGATTATTATAAAACAAAATCTAACAGGTCGAAAAAGGTTGATGATTCGGCGACCGTTTGGTGGTCTAGATCTCCAGACCATTCTGGTGCTTCTTCTTTTGTTTCTATAACAGCTGGCGGCATGGCTAGTAATATGACTTCTACTAGGAATAGCTGCGGCATCTCTCCCTTTGGTTGCATCTAAGATAAAGGAGGTCCTAAAAATTGAAATACTTAATCCAACACAAAAAAGAATTCGCTATATCAGTGGCCGCCTTTATCATGGCGGTCATTAATCTTTATAAGGCAATCAGATCCCATGATATTTCTGAGGATCTGATCGTGGCTGTTCTGGTCACTGCTACAACGGTCCTGGCATGGTATTACAACATGCCAACTTCCGAAGAGAACACCAAGCATACAGGTCTTATGAGGCTGGAAAAGGCTTCTAAGAAAGACGGTTATATCGGAGAGAACTTCTTCGATGATATGGATGATGAGGAAGAGGACGATGACTTCTTTGAGCAGTGTGAGGAGCAGCCCGAGGATGCTAACGACAAGGAAGTGATCGACGAATGAGTTACAAGACATATAAACAGTACGACAGCCGGTGGGGGAGTAAGAACTATAACGGCTCCTCCACCATGGCTGCAGCCGGATGCGGTCCGACAGCCTGTGCTACGATCATTTCCAACCACGATCCGAGAGTCACTCCTCTGAAAACAATGAAATACATGCAGGAGCACGGCTATGCTATACGCAATAACGGTACAGCATGGGCTGGCATTCCTGCCTGTATGAAGTGGGGCGGACTGAATGAGGTCAAAGAGATCAAGACAATGCCTGATCTCTGGTCCTATATGAAAAAGAAACACTCCTGCGGAATCATCCGATTTGAAGCTGGAACGGTTGGCGGGGTCACATGGACAACAGCTGGCCACTTTGTAGCCTTTACTGCTATGAAGATCAAAGACGGCAAGCATTATCTCTGGACTCGTGATCCTGGCGGCAGAAACCACGATGGATGGTATTGCTACGAAACTCAGATGATCGGACTCGTAGGAAACGTTTGGGTCGGCATATCCAATCCGCCTAAGACAAAGCGGGAAAAGAAGCTTGAGCGTATCGAGGAAGTTGCGATCAAATGCTCATGGCCTAAGGGTACCACAAGGAGCAAGATGGGATATCCTGAGGGTCACGCTAAGAAAGCGTACAAGCAGGCCCTGAACAAGGCATATCCTAACAGATCCGGCTGGCGCGATCAGACACACGACGGAGCATCCTGCGATGTGGCGGTTGGAACATTTGTACGTGCATCCGGAGTAGACAAGCGGTTCCCACGGGGCTGCGATGATATTCCGGATTACATGGAGTCTAAGCACGGCAAAGAGAAGTGGATGAATCTTAAGACTCATAAGATGAAAAAGATCCCTGACGGTGCAATTATATTTCAGATCTATGACTCTGGAGCTAAGCACGTCATGGTTAAAGTAAGAGGCAGATTTGTTGCCAATGCACACTACTGCAAAAAGACATTCCCTGTTATTGAGAGCTATAAGAAGATCGTAAAGAGTAAGTCCGCCTGCAGAGTATTTAAGGTTTATGTACCTAGATAGGAGGTATTATGGGACTTCAGGACACACTTATAGTAGCTGTTATCGGGGTGTTCGCGGCGGCATTTGGCGGTAGCGGATTCTGGACATGGCTCAGCACCATTTCTCGCAAGATGACGCCGTTCGAACGACTTACCATGGCATACGCACGTGACCGGCTTAACTATCTGTCCAAACGGCACATCCACAACGGTTATATTCCAGACGACGAGTACGAGTCTTTTAAAGAAATGGGAGAAGCGTACATCGACGCCAAGGGTAACAGCCGTGTAAAGAAGTTGTTTGAGGACGCTATGAAACTGCCGGTCAAGTATGATGATTAGTTATATTCTTAAAAGCTTTTAAAAAGGCTAAGAAGAAAGAGAGGAATTTTATGAGTACTGTTTATTTTGAAGGAAACGTCGAAACGCAAGAACAGTCCGGTGTATATGGTTCAGGTATTCTTAAGGAATTTGACACCTTCGAAAGCGAAAAATTATCTATAACTTTTAATGGCACAAAGTATGCTTTGGATGGCAAAGCCTACGGAAGCGGCACATATAAATCATATATGTATGGGGGAGCCGGAGAAACTGGTCCGTCATTCGACAATTATCCGTTCGTTTGTGTATTTGGTTTGAATTCGAATAGTAAATTTAATTTATATTTATACACTTCAGAACCAGGAACACATTCCCTGAAAATCGAAAGCTACGAAGAAGGATCCGATACCGAACCGTCAACCTATGAACCGACCCTCCGAGTAAAAGATGCAATGACTCATTATGTCAGCACACTTGACGGTGTCGACGAGCCAGCTGCAACGATCAAGAAGCTCACCAAGCAGGTCCTGGATCCGGATGGTAATAACGAGGCTATCCAGAAAGCGAGAACTATCGCTCAGATCTGGGAGCAGGCTGCGATTGAGAGAGGGTATACTCCGGACAACTAAACCCATATATTCCCTTTAAAGTAGAAATTATCCTTTAAATCAACTCCAGGTTGTGCTATACTGTCGACGAGGTATTCTGCCTCCAATCGTAACAAATACCGAATCTCTATCCTCCGATGCTAGATAAACGTTTCTCTTTAATCTCGTCGGCAGTATAGTATTTTTCAGGAGTTCTATAAGACCCCTCTTATTTTGGGCTGATTCAACTCTTCCCAAAATTATGATTCAGGGTAAAATAGAGCTCCAACCCCCTTGATAGGGGAGAAAGGAGTTGTTTTGCCATGTGTAAGCAGATAGCAATTGTGACAGCAGAAACAGCTGAGAAGTTCCAGGAAGCCTTTAATTCCAAGCTTCGTGAGCTGGAGCATCTTGATCCTGAGATCGAATTCAATCATGGATTAGGGTTCTGCGCCTACATCATCTATTCCGATAATAATGACTTTTCCGGAAGAGTTGAGCGCCCAGTTAACGTAACCATTTGTGACTCGTGTTTGAGGCGGGTAGAGGCACCTCGTCCGCACGTCAAATGGCGTAAGTGCGAACTCTATGGTGCGGTCACTATGAAGGATTGTAAGTGCGAGGATTATATTCCAGGGGGTGATCTTCTTGAGTACGAGAATTGACGACCTCAAGGAATGGTGTTTGCGCTACCAAGAATGGAAGGATATTTGCGAGAACTTAAAGTTAAGTAAAGGAATAGGTAGAGTCGGGACAACTCAGGAGTGGCATGATTATACATACGACTCTGCCTATATTCGTGAGCACTTAGCATGGCGGGTGGAGGTTATTGAAGACTGCTGCGATCGTACGGACGTAGCTAAGGCTAGTGATATTTTGCTGGCTGTTACTGAGGACATACCTCCTGCGATGTTGGGAGTGTCAGATGAGATGTACGGAAGATTCTTTGATGTGCTTAAGGAAGAACTATGGAATTATATTTGAAACACTATGGCGTTAAAGGCATGAAGTGGGGCGTTAGGCATGACAAGCGCCCAACTGGAAAAAGACGTCCGCGTAAAAACCCAAATGATATTCGTCTTAAAAAAGGCCATAAGATTTATAGAATAGCAAATGCTGGCGAGACTCTCGATTCAAAGAGAAAATATGTAACTATAAGCGGCAAAGATAGTCTTGTATACACTGGCGAATTGCTTGGGGGCCTTCCGTATGATCCACGTAAGGAAGTCGGGCAATATACTTATGAATCGATGAAAGATATTACCATTAAAAATGGTAAAGATATTGTGCTCGATTTGATGGATAAGTACGGAGGCCAAACATTAAGAAAAGATTTAGATATTGAACTTGAAGTACGTAACAAATTCAAAGATTCAGACGAACGACGTAGTTTTAGAGATGAATGGTTTACTTTTGACGATGACGATATTGTGGATCTTGGAATGCAATATGAAAGCTCGCATGACAAACTAAAAGACTTTGTTTGGGACGTAGTAGAGAAGAACGAGGATACGATTCTTAAGGACTACAAAAGACAGGGCTATGATGCGATTATAGACCCATACGATTACATAGCCGATATCGCTGACCAGCCAGTGATTATATTAGATCCTAAATCATCGTTAAAGAAGAAAGACTATTACAAGATATGGACTTGATGGGGCGATTTTTTTCGCCCTACAAATCCTATATTTTTTCTAGGTTAAGCCATGTTTCGTAAGTATTACACCCCTTATAGTAGGAGGTATAAGAAAATGAAAAGACAAGATTTTATTAACAAATGCGACGAAGTTCAAAAGTATTGGGGCAATAAAATGCCGATGATGCTTATGGAAGAATCAGGAGAATTAATTCAGGCTATATCGAAGTATGAGCGCGATAAGAACGCAAATACTAGACAAAACCTGATTGATGAAATCGGAGACATGTACATAAGTTTGATGGCAATACAGCTTCAATACGAAACTGATATTTCGCCCGAAGAAGTTGAAAAAAGGATTGAAAAGAAACTAAACAAGAAATACTAACTAAAAAGTAGGCACTCAAACGAGTGCTTTCTTTTTTCTCGTAACTATTACAACTCCTATTATAGCAAGATATTACCATATTTGGAAAGGAGAGGTACTATGCTGCAGACCATTATACTATTAGCCATAGGCATTGGATTTATGGAGTTTTGTGTTTGGTATAGCGAGTATGAGGAACAACGAGAAGAATATGTAAAATTGAGGCTAGAATTAGAAAAAATGAAGGAGTTGGATGAGTTTAGATACAAATACTTTATGTAGAGTATCGGGGCTTTACAGCCCCTTTATTTTTGCCTCGTAAAAATTACAACCCCTATAACGAAAGGAAGTGGTGTAACGCGAATGTAGTTGCTTAAGTGCAACCGCCGTTGTAGGACTTCGTCGGTCCCTACAACCCTTTTATTTTTTCTCGTAAAAAATACACCTCCTATAATGAAACGGAACCAAGTATATTTTACAAGGAGGAACATTATGAATAAATTCAATATTACACCGAAAGACATAGTTAAAGCTGGAACATGCATTACAGTTGGAGCTGGAACAAGAACGCTAGTAAGAACAATAGCAACATCTATGATTCCGCCGGAATTGAGTATGACAACAAATTTACTCTGCCGGATAGGAGTCAAAGGAGTATCTAATCTTGCTGGCGGGGCAGCAGTAAAAGCGACAAGAGAAACATGGGACAGTGTCGAATTGTTAGTCGATATTTCTAAAAGAATGATTCACGATGCACAAATGGAGGACTAGTTCCGTTTCACTATAGAAGGCAGGTTGCAAACGCAGCCTGTTTTCTTTTTGCCTCGTAAAAATTGCAAACGCTATTATAGCAAGGAACTCATATTTTATAAGGAGGCAAATTATGAGAAAGAATAGAACACATTTAAAGGTTAAAGTTATCGAAGGAACCCTGGCAGTTGGAGTTTTCACAGGATCGGTATGCGTAGGAATCCTTATGCAAAGCCGCGTTTCATCGTTAAAGATGGCGCCTTTCTTAAAGGATATTCTTGGCAGAGCTTGTATCGCTGGAGGAATCGAACTGGGGTTAGATTTGGCAGGCAAGGCAGTTGAATGGTTCAGAGAAACAGACATATATTTGAATGCGAAAAGAGAAGAGGAGTTCTTTGCGAAGGCGGAAGCGAATGGTTGGACATTAGTCAAGTGTAATTACACTGTAGAAGATTGGGAAAAAGCAGTGGCATAACACTCAAGACTAATAGGAAGCTACAAGCTTCCTCCTTTTTGCCTAGATTCGGAGGAGAAAACACATGATACTTACAATCGCAATTATTGCAATTTCTTTTACTTTTGGCGGGTTAAGCCATCATCTATATTTGAGAATCAGACCGCATGGGTTTATTGATGTCGAGAACAATCAGCTTAAAAAACTCGAGATCAACATCCCATTCGACGAGATTACGAAAAAGCGTTCGTTATCTATCAAAGTTCGCTCTCGTAAATAATACAAGCCCTATAGTAGAACTAAATTCTCTAAACGAAAGGAGATTGACATGGAAGAGAAAACATTAAGAGATAAGTTAGAGGAGATATTAGATGAGAAGCTTGAAAAACTCAGCTTAATGGAAGAAGGATCCCAAGAGCATTCGCGCTTGGCAGAGGATATTCAAAAACTGTATAACCAGTGGTTGCAGGAGGTCAAGCTCGATAGCGATTGCTATTATCAGCAGCTTAAGATCGAAAACGAGAAAGCTCGTAACGAAGCTGAAGCAGCTAATAGAGCGAAAGAAATCGAGAACGAGTCCAAAAAGCACCGCCGGATTAGATGGGACACTATCCTCACATGCTCGGTTGTTGTAGGGTTAACTATAGGATGCTGTGTATTCGAAGCAAACGGACATATTTTCCCAACTAAACTATTGAAGTATGCTGACAAGTTAAGATTTATTGCATAGAGATAAGTTCTATAAAGGAGGCGGCGCAAGCTGCTTCCTTTATATTTTTGCCATGAGATACCATTACGAAAAACCAAGAGAATACAAAGTTACAAAGGCTAGAGTTTACAATTGCGATCACCCGCTATATTCTAAATGCACGTTGTTCGAATTTGAAGGGCGAGGACTGTCCGTCGTTCAAAGGCGATACAACGCCAACAGCAAGGTTTGGTGGTGGTCAACTATCGATCCATGGCTGATAGATGATATTTTCCAGCATGAAGGTTTTAGTGAATTCTTTGACAAGTACGCTGGAAATTGTAAGGACGGTCTTTACCCGACAGTCACAGTACGCAAACTTATGTGGGCGCTTCGTATGCGACCATTGAAGAAAGAGTATTGGGAAAAAGATATTTTCTGATCTCGTAAAAATTACAACTCCTATAATGACAAGGAAGCGGTTAAGCCAACTTGTCGTTTATTTTTTCCAAGGGTTTCTAAAAGGAGGAACAATTATGAGCATTAAAGAATTCACAAAGGAACACAAAAAAGAAATTTGTATTTGTGCAGCAGCGGCAGCCGCAGGAATAGGAGCAGTTGTTCTGATTAGAAAAGGACTCACTCCGAAGTTCAGATATTTCCCCGAGAGACCAGGCGCGATTGGGATTATTGAGGAACTTCCTGATAAAGTTTCAATTGAGTGGTTGTCAAATGATAACTTTGTTAGAGGTATCTCGTTCGAGCCTGATGAAGCTATTGAGATATCGAAAACGATGGAAACTATGGCGAACGCAATAAAAGAAGGAACAACAACCACAGAAATGTTTCTCTAAAACCCTAGTCCTGAGCATGACTATAAACTGCTCTTTTATATTTTCGTTTTAAGAAAGGAGCAAATAATGAATACTAAGATTATTGCAGGAATTATTGGTGTGGCGGCAAGCGCAGCAGCTATCGGCGTGTATAAAGTATATTCTGAGATTAAAGAATACCACGAACGCCAGATTGAGATAATGGCGAACGGTATTGAAATCGAGGTAGACAAAGATCTTGTTGACGAAGCAATCAAACAGCGTATTGACGCTATTGTAAAAAGAGAAGTCGACGCGTCCTGTGTCATGGCAGTAACGGAGATTCGAAGCGATATTCGCTCGCAAGTAAAAGAAGCTGTAAACGAGTCTTATAACGATGTTAAAGAAGATGTCCAGAAAGAGATAGAAAGACAAGTCGGCAATGTTGATATTTCTGACGTGAGAAAGGAAGTAATCAGAAAAGCAAAAGACAAAGCTGCTGAGAAGTTTGATGAGGATCTTAAAGAGATTCTCAACTCATACAACAGAGAACTCGAGAATGTGTCAAGGATATATTCTTCAATCGCCAATAAGATGGATACTTCTCAGAAAGAGAAATCTATCAACCTTAACCTGTAACTTAGGCATATTTGAAAGGAGCCAAGAAATGGTTAATGATCAATTATTAGACGTATTCGAAAGAATGCTTGTAGTAAAAGTTGTAACTAAGGAGATGGACAGAATAAAAGCTAGGGCAGATTACGTAAATTATCTAGCTAATTCGTGCGAGGAAGACGACGAGAAAGGCTTGAAAATGGCGGAATATTGCGCAGAAATGGCGGTTCTGGCTAAGGAAACAGAATTTATGAAAGCGTTACTCGAAGAGACATTGAACACTAAACTGGATTAGTATTTGAATCTCTTCTTATATTTGTGAAAGGAGCCAAGAACATGTTGATGAAACTTTATTGCGTAGGTGCAAAAAACTATATGTACCCAGGAAAGACTCCAGCAGAGAGTTCTTTTGATGAAGAAAATGACACTTGCGAAAAAACAATACTTTGCTGTATTGCAGAATACGAATTTCGCAAATTTAAAATTGAAATCGAACTGGAGACAATTTACACATGGTGTGGAAGCGGTTACACAACTGCCACCTACGGCAATATGTATCCGTATAAAGTACACGACTTTGGTCCTTTAACACATGTTCCGAAAGACCATAAAAGAATAGAGTTAAAGGGCGTTTTATGGGATACAGAAGAACGCGATATTGTTAAAGACCCAAAAGCTAACGTTGATCTTGAACACGAAACTTGGTTTCACGAAGATGATCTCGTTACAAACATCTTCACTTATTCTGCAGATGGAGGAGATTCATATTATCCGAGCGGTGGATGCTATGTGGACTTTGACCTGTTCGAAGAACTGCCAAGGGCGTTTAATTGCAGGCCTGTATGGATCTTTTATGGTGATTCTGCATCTGGAAAGTCTACTCTTGCGCATTTCTGTTCAACTGATGTCGAAGTATATGAAACAGATTCTGCAGAAAACGGCGTGCTCCCTGATGAAATTTGGGCAGACATTATCGTTGTCGGTAACAAATGGAAAGATATTACTTACGAGACAGTAATTGAAAAACTTCCGGAAGACTGTGAAGTCGTAGATGTTGAATTTGGAAGATGATCCCTCCTAGTTGTCCTGAGCATGACTATAAACTGCTCTTTTATATTTTTTGAAAGGAGTAAAAATCCTATGGGGAAAAATCAAAAAAACAAACCGAGATTAGTCTGTAAAGACGGTCGTTGGTATGAAGATGGCAAGCTGCTTAGAAGAAAGGATTATATTTTTCATGCTGACTGCCATGAGGGAGAAATCATCATAACTAAGAAAGATAAGTATCGGTTACGCGAAGCTATCTATGTTTAACACTAAGGAGGTAACGTATGACTGTTCTTAACATTATATTTCTGATTTGCGGAATGTGCTTTGGATTAGCATTGGGGGTGCTTGCTATGCTTACAGCGATTTACATGGATTACAGGAGAGGAGAAACAGAAAAAATCTCCTGGGACGATCTGAAAGTTATATTTGTAGACAACTTTCCAGCTATTACGGACGAGGAGATAGCATTGCCGGAGGTGTGAGATGTTTAAGCCATACGGATATTTGACAAAGGATGGATACTTCGGACGTTTAGCAGATGGTACATACAGACTTTTTCCAACAGAACAGGAATATTTGGAATACATTAAGGAGGCATAGAGATGAAAAAAATTGGAAGAATTACAGAAATAACTACACATTGGGATGGCAGCGTTGAATTAACTGCTGAGTTTGATGCGTGTGAGACCTTTTGGGATCTTAGGCGGGGGCATTCATTCAAAACAAACAAAGAATTTCTCGCAAAACTCGAAAACGATCTTGCATTATTTTGGGGTATAACCGAATACGGCATTCGCCATATTTACCACAACAACACTAAGAACGTTACGGTGGTAGTGTGGGAGACAGGAGACAAAACTAAAGTAAAGCTGGCTGACGGCGAAACCAGCAATATTTACAATGCTGTGGCGGCCGCTGTCATGGAGCGTAAGTACGGATCCAACAGCGCATTTAAAGCCAGCATTGAGAAAAATCTCGGCGGCTATTGGGATGCGGCATATTTGGTCATTGCTAGATGGGAAGTCAGCGAAATCTATGGTAGTCGCGAGGCATTTAAAAAGATAGTTGACGAGAAACTGATTCTCCAGGGTTAGTAAGGAGGCGCGTTATGTCTAGAGGCAGAAAACCACAACCAAACAGCTATATTTGCAATCTGAACGAGATCATGTTCAACATCGCATGTAGACAGCAGCCGTCGCAGGGAACCGAGATCGAACTCGTAGTACCTGCGATTTTTTCTTGTCCGCTGGAAGAGGCTCAGCGGATGATATTCCTGCTTGATAAAAAGATTTATGGCGTCTGCGGCTCTGTATACGACACATTATTAGAACTTGCCGGTTCAACAATGCGACGCAACTTCCATATTCTTGACGATTTCCCAGCTGGGGAAAGAAGTACAAAATATGATAAGGACGTCATGGAGGTAATAGCACCGGAGACAGGCGAAAAGTTATATTTGACCTATTATTGGAGGTCATTGGAGGAAAAGAACTCGGCTTATAGGAGGTAGAGGAATGGGTGATTCAATTAGCAGAATGACGAAAGAAGAAGCAATACAATGGTTAATTCGTCCGACAGTTTCCTCAACCGAAATTGGAGAGTTCAAGGCAAAAGAACTTAAAGCCTATGAAATGGCAATAGAAGCCCTGTCAGAGCCTAAGACAGGGAAGTGGATAAGGGATAGGTGGTATTGGCCAAGAGGTACAGGTATGGGAGAAGAATACAGATTCTTTTATAAGTGTTCATTGTGTAAATGTGAGGTAGAGGACGGATATCATACAAAGTGCAGTTTCAACTTTTGTCCATACTGCGGTGCAGATATGAGAGACAAGGAATAATGGAGGAAAAGAACTCGGCTTATAGGAGGTAGAGGAATGGATCAAAGGATTACAGGAAGAGAAATAATAGCATTCATCGCTAAGTTCAGGCTCTGGGATGCATATTTAGAAGGGGATGAAGCAGGAACAATTCCTGGCGGAGGAATCGGCTTACGTGCTCCTGGATGGGGATGCGACGAATGCGAGTTTACGCTTTATGCAAATGGTGAATACGAAGTGCACGCGTGGGTTTCTGAAAGCGATGAAGAAGGCGATTGGAGACTAGTGACAAATGGTGATATTTTCAAGGAGGTAGAAGAATGATCATTAACATCCCGCTGCAGATCGACGACGCAGCAATCGAAGGTAAGTTAGTAGAAGATTACAAGACAAAAGTCTTGGAACGTGTAGAAGAGCGTATTGATAAAGCGCTTAAAGAGCATGACGATAATTACTGGGGTTATCGTAAAACTGCTCAAAGTGGCCTTGACAATTTGATTAGTAATGAAATTTCTAACAGGATAACAGAGTTCCTTAACGAAAATCGCGACAAGATCATCGAAACAGCAGCTGAGGATCTTGGTAAGCGTCTGTCAAGAAGTAAAAGAGGTAAAGAGATACTCGAGGGTTTGAACAAATGAGAATCGATAAATGGCTAAGAGAGAAAAAATATCCAGTGAGCGTTACATTCTGGCCGTCTATTCTAGGACTTCGCATCAGGATGAAAGACGAAGAAACCAATCTGATTCAGGATGCTTTGATCAATTATGATTTGCTTCAGAAGACGCATTTGGATGAGATTGAGTGGACGCTCAATGCTATGTATGACAAACTCATGAAGAGTCTTGGAAGGGAGGAGGTAAGCAAATGAAATTCAAAGTAAAATCCAAGGAGGATGGCTATAATGTCAAGCGTGCTATTTTTGATCTGGAAAGAGAGTGCCAGTATCTGACACTCTATTTTGTTAAAGACCAGACGGTCGAGCATATTCCTGTTCCTGATGATCTCGACTACGTATGGGATATCCACAAGCTTAGAGAGAGCAGAAAAGCCCGGGTGAGATATTCCAAGAAAGAAGGAGCATGGTATCTGTACTTGCCGGAACCTGAATACCGAGTGCGCAACCTGAGGGTATCGACGAGTCCTGAACCGGTAAAAAGCGAGGATGATATTTTTCTCGAAAAACTCTATGAGATGTGTATAGATGTTCTGGAGATGATGGCTGCTAAGAACGACGGACGTCGCAAGTGTATGATCTGGAAGAAAAGCAGGAAGAAAGACGTGGAGGTTGAGGAATGGCCGTGCTGGTTCCACTGCTGGAGCAGTAATCGTATCGTGAAGGACGATGGCGCAGTCGTCGACAAGCTTCTTGCTGTATGCGAATTCCAGGATGGTCACGTAGAACGTATTAACTTCGATCATATTCGTTTTGTAGAGGAGTGGGAGTGATGCAAAAGGTTTATCTCTATACCATCACTTATAAGACCGGTAAGATCAACGAACGAATCGGATATTTACAAGACCGTCACGGAGCATGTGGCGGTCTCGTTTTTCAAGAAGAAGGAACTAGAAGGTATTTGACCAATGCTCCTTTGACTGAGGGAGTATTTCGCGGAGCATCTGTATGGTTCTTAGAACCTAACTTAGAAGGAGCTAAAAAGGTCTTTGAAAAGAAGGCATACGAGATGCAGAAGACATATTTGGATAAGTTTTTACTGGCAGAAGAAAGGAGCTTGCCATGAAACGGAAAATAAGCGGTATAGAATTAATGCTCTTCTTGACCAGATTCAGACTCTGGGATGCGTATTTGGAAGGATGCAGCACTATAGTAGACGGTATCGAGTTCCGTATGCCAGGCTATGGTTGCGACGAGTGTTCCTACACTTTACACAAAAATGGTGATATTTTCAAGGAGTATATGTAATGACTGATATACCTATCAAGACACTTACCGAAGAATGTTGGTTTAAGTGCCCAAATTTTAAAGTCCAAATAGACGATTTTATTGGAGACGGCTTAATAGCATATAGAATGCTTCAATGCGAAAACCTTAAAATGTGTAAGCATGCCGTTGAGGAGGCTAAAAAATGGAACAACAAATCACCGGAAGAGAGATAATGCTGTTCATTACCATGTTCAGGCTGTGGGATGCGTATCTGGAGACTGATATTCATATGGCCGGAGCATTTGAGTTACGAGCACCAGGCTTTGGATGCGACGAATGCTCTTACACGCTTTATAACAATGGTCAATACGAAATCGAAGGTTGGATAGACCCAGAACCTGGTAATGATGGCGAATGGGAGCTCATATTATCAGGCGATATTTTCAAGGAGGGCGAGTAATGGTATTAGAAATAGTGGATAAGATCTGGGTGCTAGCGATAACCGCTTTGGTGTTGTGGCAAGGCTATGATATTCGCAAGCTCAAAGAAGGGCAAAGCAAGTTATCACATTGTTACTTGTTTCTCCTTGACAAAGAAGCAAGAAGAGCAAAGAAGGAGGCTGAAGAACATGGAAAGCGATAATATGAAATTCGTAAAGTTCCGTAAGTACTGCGGAACTTGTAAGCATAGGGAGATCAAAGACTCCTGGAATCCGAATATTGGTACGTACGATGGTGAGAAATGGTCTGGTAAGGATGCGGGAGAGGAGCATTATCCCTGTTGTGATTGTTTGGAAGTAGGAGCACGCTATGGTACAGAAGTGCCTGAGAAGTGGGAGGCGAAGTGATGAAGGAAATGCGTACTATAGGAGATCTGAAAGAAAGCGGAATGTTAACAGGCATGTATGACGGACTTTTTAAATACTATAAAGCAAAAATAGCGGATCCTTTTGTTCATTGGGATGATGGAGACACTACGCATAAATCAGATTCGCAATTAAAGAGAGAATTTCTTAAGGAAAATGTGAGCGTTCTCGAAAAGATGAAAGGCGTTGCTGATGAAATTGGATTTGGAATGCTGCGAAAAGGTAAGAAATATGAGCAGTTGAAAATGATATGCAGTAATTTAGGAATCGAATTGGAGGAGAACTAATGGATAAAGTATTTATTAAGAAAAATACTCTTGGCGATACAAGAACTGCGGAGTATATGCCGAGCAGAGAAGAATTTAATGACGCAAACGAACGCCATATCGAAGATGTTAAAAACCTTACAATGTCATTTTGCGATGAGATGTTGAAACGTATATCGCACCACGATTGGACAAAAATGTCAGAGCCGTTTGCTACTATGTTTTATAACAATATGGAAGCAAACATCGAAGATGGTAAAGAGCCTTTCACCGATATGGAATGGTACAAATGGCATGTTAACGTCGAAAGACACCATCTAAACGACCGTGTTCCTGATGATGTTGATTTGATAGACGTAGTTGAAAGGCTGGCCGATTGTGTTTCGGCAGGTATGGCAAGAAGCGGATCGGTTTACGATGTAACAGTGTCGGATGATGTTTTGCAAAAAGCAGTAGCTAATACTGTTAAAAAGATGATCGACGCTGTTATTGTTTATAAATCAGTTGACGATTTGGTTGATTACTGGATAGGAGGAAAAACCATGCGATTAGGACAAATCAAACACAACCGTATCCGCTGTAAGAAATGCGGAGATGTAATCGAATCAAAAACCAGGCATGATTTTGTCATGTGTCAATGTGGCGCATGCGGTGTCGATGGCGGACACGACTATGCGAAACGTGTCTGGGATGGTAAAGCTAATTCTCCATATGAGGTCTATGAGGATCTTACGGAGTATGTGGAGGATGAGAGCAATGATTGATTTAATCAGCAGAAGAATGCCAAAGGAAACAGCGATAGCACTACTTAATAATCTTCGTGCATTTTCTGAAGAAGATGATGAACCTGCTATCGACATGGCTATCGAAGCGCTGTCAGAGCTGAAGACGGGGGAGTGGGTATTAAAGCCGATTCTACCTGATATTCACAGATACATGTGTTCGAATTGCAAAAGTCATCACAGAAAAAGATATAATTATTGCCCATCGTGCGGAGCAATGATGATAGGTGAGAATAGTGAGTAAGATTATGGTTGATACAGAGAATGATTTAATCAGCAGACAGGATGCGATTCGATGGGTAAAAACCGAATGCAATCCATACGGAAAACCTACGCTTGATTTTGAAAGCGGCAAAAAGGTCATAAAGCATCTGAAGCAGATGCCATCCAGACTCACCGAGTACAAAACATTCTACGGTGTTCCGATCAAAGAGGCTGCGAGAATTGTACAGGAGTATAACGCAGAGCCGAAGACAGGTAAGTGGGTAGAAGTCGATTGTTATGAGAGTGAAAAACACAGTATAACCGACATGCGGTGTAGCCTATGTGGGAAGTATGCATCAATAGTTTTGCCCCATAGGACGAGATGTGTATACAACTTCTGCCCAAACTGCGGAGCGAAGATGAGAGGTGAGGAAGAATGAAAAAGATAACCGTAGAAATGCCAGACAACATTGATTGTCTAATCATAACTTACTTGCAATCGGTTTCTCTCGGGAACATCTATGTGGGGCAGAAAATAGCGGTGAACAATGATATATCAGATGGGTCGGTGGTGGTTATCGACACATCAAAGACGGATGTGTATATTACAGGCGGTGAAGAAGAATGACGAAGTTGAAATTATTTTTGTCCAAATCAAAACGTGACGAATGGGTTAGAAGTTATTTGAATGATCACCCTGAGGCATGGGTTGCTTCTGGTAACTTTCTATGCTTCTACACAGCATATGTATTTTAATTAGAAAGGGGACATGAAATGAGGATAGGGAGTGAAATACCTATGGCAAAAGAGGTCAAAGCTATGACTGTAGAAGACCTCGTCGCTATAGCAGAAAAATACGATATGTATTTGAGCATATCATTGACACCATTAAACGAGGAGGCAGAGAATGAAAATAATCAAACCGAGCTACGAGATCCTGACACCAATATCTGATGGTGGGATCAAAGAACTGCAGCATATTGAGCGGATCGCCAGGGTATGTTATAAGTCAGAAGACAAAATTTCCCCGGATGGTGAATCCGCTAAACAATTGATAAAGATGCTAATTAACCGGGAGCATGAAGCCATGTTGGAGCATGGGAGCATCTCGGTTTTATTTATTTGCGATCGTGGAGTCTCTCATGAGCTTGTACGTCATCGTATGGCTAGCTTCGCTCAGGAGAGCACGAGATATTGTAATTACAGTAAAGGTAAGTTTGGTGGTGAACTGACATTCATCAAACCGCCATTTCTTAAACACGAGGAACCATGGCATTTCCACTGTTATCACGCTGAGCAGTCATATTTGAGAATGCTCGAAGAAGGGTATACGCCGCAAGAGGCAAGAGACGTGCTCCCAAACAGTCTTAAAACAGAAATCGTAATGACCGCCAACTATCGTGAGTGGCGGCATTTCTTTAAATTGCGGTGTGCTGAAGCGGCTCACCCGCAGATGAGAGAACTGACAAGACCGTTGCTTAAAGAACTGCACGAGAAGCTGCCAGTTATATTTGATGACATCTATGATGAGTTCGATAAAAACCCGTTCTTTCACTGGGAGGAGGAAGAGAAATGAAAGTTGTAACATCACCTGATAAAGCAGTCACAAACACCGGTTGGAGAGTTTTTCTTGCTGGTGGTATAACCTATTGTTCTAACTGGCAGGAAAAAGTTATAAATGAACTACTGCATCTTTCAGATTACTATAATCTAGATAACGTAACCGTATTTAACCCTAGAAGAGACGATTTCGACTTTACTGATAAGAACGCTGAAATCGAGCAGATCAAATGGGAACACGAATGGCTAACGCGATGCGATATCTTCTCCTGTTTCTTTGAAGCAAGTGAGAGCATTCAACCAATCTCCCTATATGAACTTGGCAGGTATGGCAAAAGCAAAAATTATGATCCGGTCATCACAGTGCAAAAAGGATATTTGCGAGAGCGTGACGTGCTGATTCAGACTGCTGTTGATAAGCTCCCAGTAAATTATATCTCAGGAGAGGATGCTATTTTGCAGCATGCCAGAAGCATTGCGCAAAGAATACAGGAGGCAAAAGGATGAACAAATCTGATTGGGAGATTTATAGAGACATGGTCCTGAAGGAATGTATCATGAGTGATACGCCTTTGCATAGTCATGGTGAGAAGAGTCAGGCACCTAAAGTGCTCACAACACTTAAGATCACAAACAACGACCGCATGGATTCACTTATCAGAGTGCTCACTTCTGAAGGTTATATTCTGATTATCGAACGTAAAGAGTCCTATACAGGAGCATACTACCTGGTAGGCGTATGTAAGGAGGTTGAGTGATGAAGGATAAGATTTGTCCTTATTGCGGAAGCAAGGCGACACATTTGACAGATAATGTTACTGATCCACTTAATCCGACTTATCTTTGCGATACTTGTGATCGTCTCTTTACCGAAAAAGAACTAAAAGAAGCCTACAATATTTGTAAGAAATGCACAAAGGATGGTTTGTGCAAGCGCCAGGCTTCCTTTTACGACCACGATCAGTATGTTATATCCTGCGACGAATACGACGAAGCTACTACGGGTCTTGATCCCGAGTGGACATTCAACCAGTCCGCAAAAGCTGATGCTGGAAAAGCGCCTTTAACGTTAGTCCCTCTGGACATACTGTTTGATATTTCTCGTGTACGGGAATATGGTAATAAGAAGTATGGAGATCCAGACAACTGGAAGACTGTTGAGGTCGAACGTTACAGAGATGCGTTTTTCAGACACTGGTGCGCATATTTGCAGGATCCATACGGTCTGGATGAGGAATCTGGTCTTCCGCATCTATGGCACTGTGAATGCAATCTTGCATTTATAGCAGCTTTAGAGAAGGATAAATTCAACAAATAAACTCCTGGCAGCCATGGTCAGTTATAACGAAAGAATAGATATATGATTATCATCGATTACAGATTGTTTTTCTTCTAGTGCTATCTTGTGGACTACAATCTTGGATATTTACCATGGCTGTTGGGGGTTTCATATTTTAAAAAAGACTCAAACGATCATGTTTTGGTGTTTTATCGTTAACTATTTATACCCCTTATTCCGAACGGCTTACATGGTCGTTTGAGTTCTTTTATATTTCGGAGGTTAGTAATGGAGCAAACTAAAGTATACATGGATGCTAACGGTATTCAAATCGAAAAGCCTAACCATGAAGAGGAATTCAGAATCCAAATGATCGAGCAGATGAAAGAACTTAATTCTACACTTAAAGACATAGAAGCCCAACTCGATATGATTAGGAGGAAGTAATGACTGTCATATTAGCTATAACCGGATTCATATCTGCAGTAAGTTTGATAGCTGCCACAATGACTCTTATTGGGCTTGTAGCATTCACGGATCTCCACGACCGAATGATGGACTGGGTATGCCATAAGCTTTGGTGGTGATTCGTAAAAATTACAACCCTTATAGTAGGAAGGCACATAGCTTAAGACGCCAATAACGATGGAAAATAAAGCGCCGCAATTGAGCGGAGATGCGTAACGAACCCGCTGTGCAATTCCTATATTTTTTCGCTTGGTGTTTTAGAAAGGAGCAAGTACATGAAACACTACATTGTTAATGGTTTGGCTATTGTAGGAGGAGGCTTCATAGTCACTAAAGCAACTGGATATTTTCTAAAGAGATACAGAAAGCAGATCAAAGCTTCTGTAATCGACAAGGTTGCGAACTTCTTCTCAGAAGACGAAGACCAGCCTGATGAGGAAGTCGAAGATAAGAAAGACGACCCTCTTGTAGCAGCTTTTGCTGCATATTTGAACGCTAAGAAAGGAGCAAAGAAATGAATTTAGCACCGATAAAGATGTTTCTGTCATCCAACTCATCATCCATATTAGTTGGGATTGGAATCGCTGGTGTTGTCGCTACTGCTGTTTCATCTGGCAAAGCTGCTGTTAAGGCAAGCCATATTTTAGAGGAACTTGAGTACATGTCTGATGAACCGCCAACAACAAAAGAAAAAGTTAAAGCAGTAGCGCCTACATTTGTTACGCCGGTCATATTTGGTGCAACAACAATTGCGTGTTTTTGTGGAGCGCATTCAATTGATTTGAGAAAACAGGCGACAGCAGCTCTTGTAGCGGCAACGAGTAAACGCACTGCCGAAGAAACGGAGGCTAAAGTTGAAGAGTTATTTGGTGGAAAGAAAGCCAAAGCGGTTAAGGACGAAATCGCGAAGGACGAAGTCAAAGAGAAGCCGCCTAAAAAAGATGATATTTGGCATACTGGAAACGGTTCAATTGTTATGCGAGATGGTGTTATGGGCGGACCAGATTTCGAAACGGACCTTGAAGTCTTAAAGTCGGTGTTCAATCAACTTAATAACAGACTCAACCAGTATGAAAATGTAACTGTAAATGATTTGAAGTACGCCTTAGGATTGCCTCAAATCGAACTGGGTGAGGATTTAGGCTGGGTAGGAGGCGAACAGCTGGATCCATATTGGACTGTGGTTGATTTGGAAAAGGACCTCATGATCACGACAACTGACGACTTCCGTGAAATCTATGTTCTGAAGTACAATCTTCCGGCATATTTGCCGAATTCGTAATAATTACAACCCCTATAGTAGCAAGCAAACACTATTGATTATATTTGAAAAAGGAGGCATTATCATGTCGAACATTGAAAACACAGTAGTAGAACAGGCAGTTGAAAACGGAGCTGAAATCGTCAGCGAAGCAGTAACCAAAGTCGGAGGTCACAAAATGGTGACTATCGCCGTAACGGCAGCAGCGGCAACTGGAATTGGTGTTGGTGGTTACTTGGTAATCAAGAAGATCAAGAAGGCTAAAGCTGAGAAGTCGGAAGGCGAACAGAAGCCAAAGAAGACACGGCCTTGGAGAAGAAAGAAAGTTGAGGATTTGGATCCGGAAATGGTAGTCGAGGACTACACTGAGGAAGAAAACGAAGACAAGAAATAAAACCAAAAAGAATTAGTTAAAGTGTTGGAAGCAAGATTAGCGGGTTGTTAATACAACCTGCTTTTCTTTTGCCTCATATTTGAAAGGAGTTCTCATGGCTGACAAAATTCCACGGACAATGGACTCATTTAAGCCAAATTCCCATAAGTCCAAGGCTGAGAAAGAAAAGCACGTAGAAAAAGTTGTCCAAGGTCAAGTCCAAACTCGTAAAAAATCTCCTGGAAGAAAGTTTGCAGAAACATTTTTGAGCGATGACATAGAAAACGTCAAAGGATATTTGCTCTTCGATGTGGTCGTGCCGACAATTAAGGACACGATCAGCAACGTTATATCCTCAGGCGTTGATATGTTGCTTTTCGGAGAGTCAAGAGGAGGCGGGTCGCACAAAGACAGAGGCCCGTATGTGTCATATTCTAGCTACTACAACAAAAAAGAAAAGAGGCAGACATCAGAGCGCTCTCGAAATAGGCATGACTTCCGTGACATTATTCTCGACAGCAGAGGTGAAGCAGAGGAAGTCCTGTCAAACATGGTTGATATTTTGTATGACTTTGGAGAAGTGAGCGTCGCAGATCTGTATGATCTCTGCGGCATATCTAATTCCAACTGGACAGATAATAAGTACGGATGGACGGACTTGTCCGGCGCAAGCGTGAAGCGGGCTCGGGGAGGCGGATATTTGATTGACCTGCCAAGGGCAGAGCAGATTAACTAATGAACAGAGAGTATTTGGAGGAATTGAAATGAAACTTGATATTTTAGCTAAAGCTGGAACACTCATGGGCAGAACTGGCTTAAAGATTCAGAAAGCATCACCTGAGATTCTCATTGGTGTAGGAATCGCTGCACTTATTGGCGGCGGTGTTGTTGCTTGTAAGGCGACATTAAAGGTTGATGATATTTTGGCAGAAGCAAATGAGGAAATCGATAAGATTCACGAAGTCAAAGATATTGTTGAGTCTGGCGAAGAACTGCCTGACGGTAAGGAATACTCAGATATCGATTACACAAGAGACTTGGTAACGGTATATTCTCGCACTGCGTTCAAAATGGCTAAGAATTATTGGCTGGCATTTGCACTTGGCGGTGTTGGTGTCGCTTCTATTCTTGGAGGTTACAAGATCCTTAACGGTAGATTTGTTGCCGCAACTGCAGCTTACACAGCGGTTAGCAATGCATATTCTGAATACAGAAAAAGAGTTCGCGAAGAAATGGGCGAAGAAGCTGATCGTCATTTTAAGTACGGAACAGAAAAAGTCAAAGATATTGAAATCACGGAAGATGATGGCAATGGGAACATCAAAACAAAGAAGGTGAAGAATCAGGATGTAATCAGTGGGCTTGGATATTCTGAGTATGCTAAATTCTTTGATTCAGCGTCTGAGCATTGGCAGAAAAGTCCTGAATACAATCTAATGTTCCTCAAGCAACAGCAGCAGTACGCGAACGACCTGCTCCAGACTCGTGGCCACGTATTTCTGAATGAGGTTTATGACATGCTTGGTCTTCCTAGAACTCAGGCTGGTTCCATTGTTGGCTGGGTAAAGGGCAATGGAGACGATTTCATCGATTTCGGAATGTATGACTACACGAGAGAAGTAGTTCGCGATTTCGTTAACGGTTATGAAAGCGTTATTCTGCTGGACTTCAATGTCGATGGGGTAATCTGGGACAAGATTTGAATGTCTGGTCTGGGGGCTCCTGGTTCTGGAGTTCCCAGTGATATTTTCTCACTATGGGTATGAAAGGAGTAAACACTATGGCCGATAAGCCAAATAAAACTTCCGATCAGCTTAAAGTTGTTTGCAAACACCTCGAGGATATTTCACGGTCACTTAGAATCTTAGCAGGAAGAGAGGATCCACTTGACAAGGTTATAAAGCCTAAGACGTACGCCGATTCATATTTTGCTAGAAGTGAAAGAAAGGAGTAAACATGGGGGCAATTAAACTTTTAGTAGCTTTTGCTGCTGGAGCAGGTTGTGGTATATTTGCAACCCGTTCTTATTTTGCCAGTAAATACCAAGACATAGCCGACGAAGAAATAGCTTCTATGAAGGAAGTAATTGATAGGAAAATCGCAGAAGACCACATGGATAAGGAAATCACCGACCAATACCACAAGGAAGTTGATAACTATATTTCGTCCGTACCACCTACTAAAGCCAAGCCTTGGCCAAAAAGAAAAGAAGTTGAAGAATCGCCTTCTGAATTTGACGCTCCGTTTGAAATAAACACTGACGAATGGCTGGAAGACGGATATTTTGACAAACTTAGTCTTACTTATTATGAAGGCGATAATGTGCTTGTGTCAGACGATGTTGAGACTGATGCAGACGGTCCGTTTGCAGATGTTGAGGACACTATCGGCATTGATATTTTCGAAGAATTCAGATCCGGTCCAGAAGATGAGATTTACGTCCGCAATCCAAATACTGGTATAGACTACATGATTGTAAAAGACCCACGCAAGTACAATGAGTAAAAGAACTAAAATAAAAAGAGCATATTTTCTATGGCTTTGCGAAATGTGTGGTGCATTAGACAAAGAAACAGAAACGGGCAGCTATATTTTGCTCATGAGTGCTCTTTTTAAGCATGAATTCTATTGGACTGTTGAAATGGACGTTAATCGATCTGATGATGGTAAAGAATTAAGGTCTGAATTTAGTTCCGATGTCCCGGAAGAGATAGATGGACCATGTAATTTGCTTGAATTATTGCTTGGTTTGGCTCGTAGATGGCATCAGGAAACTCGTTCGGATGGCGAAAATGATCATTCTAAAGAATACTTTTGGCGTATGATAGGCAATTTGGGGTTGCTCGACTATGATGATGGGCACTTCGATGATAAAAAAGTACGTGAAATTTTGGATATTTTCGTCGATCGAGAGTATGGTACGGATGGTGTTGGTGGTTTATTTCCCGTTCCTGGTACAGAAAAAGACTTTCGCAAAGTTGAGTTGTGGTATCAGTTGCAGGAGTATTTGATTGAAAATCCATGATTTTTAGGTTATACCCGTCTATTTTTTACCAGTTTCCACTATTTTTAGTAGGGTATACTTACGTGAGTATTTTTTTCTTAATTTTTAAAGAAACTTATATAAGTATAACACCCCAAAAAAGGTGGAAACTGGTAAGACGAAAGAAATCGCCAATTTTTATGTTAAAAAGTGGAAACTGGTAAGAATTAAAGAAAAGTTATATTTTAGAAGGCAAAAATGGTAATTGGTAAAATTAAAGAAAGGGGGTGTTTCATAAGAAATGCTAGACTTCATGATCGTTTCACAAAACGAAATGATACGGTACAAAAAGAAGATCGTAGAAGTATCCCCCACATTCTTGATTAAGAATAACAGTAAGGACCTTATGATTCGAGGCGGCGATTTCTATGCTGTGTGGAATGAGGAAACTGGGTTGTGGTCGACCGACGAAGGAGATGCAATTCAAATCATTGACAGGCTTGTTCAGCAGGAAACCGAGAAGGTGCAGAAAGAGTATGCCGGAAGCGAAACAATTATACAAACAAAGTATATTTGGAACGCCAAGTCTGGTGTCGTAGACCAGTGGCACAAGTATTGTCAGAAGCAGCTCAGGGACAACTACCATCAACTTGATACTAAGGTTATATTTTCTAATACTGATGTTAAGAAAGAAGATTACGTCAGTAAAAGACTGCCATATCCTTTAGAGGAATGTGCGACACCATCTTACGACGAGCTCATGGGTACTTTATATTCTCCTGAAGAGAGGAGAAAACTTGAGTGGGCCGTAGGAGCGATCATATCTGGAGACTCTAAGAAAATCCAGAAATTTATAGTTCTGTATGGATCTGCCGGGAGCGGTAAGTCAACGTTCCTTAATATTTTGCAGATGCTGTTTGAAGGGTATTACTCCTTCTTTGATTCTAAGACTCTTGGGTCGGCGAAGAATGACTTTGCTCTTGAGGATTTCAAGTCAAACCCGTTAGTAGCCATCCAGCATGACGGAGATCTTAGCCGAATCGAAGACAATACAAAGTTAAATTCTATCGTCTCACATGAAACGATGCTCATCAACGAAAAGTTTAAGAACAAGTACACGATGAGATTCGATTCGTTTATATTTATGGGTACTAACAAACCTGTAAGAATCACAGAAGCAAAGTCTGGTCTTATCAGAAGGTTGATTGATGTCCGTCCTTCCGGGAACCGAATTGATTTCGATCGGTACAATATTCTTATGGAAAAAGTCAAGTTTGAACTTAGTGGGATAGCTTGGCATTGTTTGCAGGTTTATAAAGAGCTTGGCGATGCGTACTACAACAATTATATTCCTACAGACATGATCTCAGCTACAAACGACTTCTACGACTTTATGGAGAACTATTACGACCACTTTTGCAGAGAGCCGTATGTTACATTGGTTGATGTTTGGGCTCTGTATAAAAAGTATTGTGATTTTGCAGATGTTAAGTATAGCTTCTCAATGAGAGCCGTTCGTACAGAGTTGATGAATTACTTTGAAGAATTTAAGAGGCAGGATGTAATAGACGGTGATCATGTTAGGAATGTCTATATTGGATTCCGAAAAGACAAGTTCTTCAGTTTTGAAGGAGATGAAGTGAAGAAGAGAACAAGTGATTTGGTTCTTGATAAGACTGAATCTATATTTGACAAAGAATGTGCTTCTTGTCCTGCTCAGTATGGAAACGATGAAGAGAAACCGATGCGAAAGTGGGAGAATGTTAAAACGACTTTGTCTGATATTGATACATCAAGACTTCACTATGTAAGAGTCCCGTTGAATCATATTGTCATAGACTTTGATTTAAAGGATGAGAATGGGAACAAGTCTTATGAGAGGAATCTGTTAGAGGCAAGCAAGTGGCCATTGACTTACGCAGAACTCAGTAAGGGAGGAGCTGGGATCCATCTTCATTATATTTATGATGGGGATGTCACCGAGCTCAGCAGAGTATATTCCGAAGACATAGAAATCAAAGTCTTCAATGGGAATAGCAGCTTGAGGAGGAAGCTCACCAAGTGCAATGATATTCCTATAGCAACAATCAATAGCGGTCTGCCATTGAAAGGAGGGAAGAACGTGGTTGATTTTGAGATGATTAAAAGTGAGAAAGCTTTGCGAGGGCGAATCGAAAAGTGCCTTCGTAAGGAGCATCACGGAGCCACAGCTCCTGAAGTAGACTTTATATTTAAGATACTTGAGGATGCTTATGCTTCTGGTATGACTTATGACGTTAGTGACATGCGCCCGAAGATATTAGCGTTTGCTAATAATAGCTCACACCAAAGAGAAAAATGTGTTAAGACTGTAGCTAAGATGCACTTCTATTCCGAGATAAAGGATGACGCTATTCCTTCAGGCCAGTACGAATCTGATGAACTGATATTCTTTGATGTCGAAGTGTTTCCTAATCTTTTCGTTGTGGTGTGGAAAGCTGAAGACAAAGACTGTGTTAAGATGATCAATCCATCTCCAAGTGATATTTCTGACTTGCTTAGGTTTAAGCTTGTTGGGTTCAACTGTAGAAGATACGACAATCATATTCTTTATGCAAGAACTCTTGGGTATGACAATCATCAGTTATATTTGCTTTCTCAGAGGATTGTTAATGGCAGCAGGAATTCTATGTTTGGACCTGCATATTCTTTATCGTATACCGATGTTTATGACTTTTGCAGTAAGAAGCAGAGTTTGAAGAAATGGGAAATTGAGCTTGGCATCCATCATCAAGAATTAGGATTGAAATGGGACGAAGATGCTCCGGAAGATAAGTGGGAGCTCGTAGCTGATTATTGTGTTAACGATGTGGTTGCTACAGAAGCAGTATTTAAGGCAAGAAAGCAGGACTTCGTAGCTAGAGAGATCCTTGCCGATATTTCTGGGCTCACCGTTAATGACACAACAAACAGCCATACAACTCGATTGATTGTTGGAACAGAGAAGAATCCACAGTCTGAGTTCGTTTACACTGATCTTAGAGAGATGTTTCCAGGATATACCTTTGACAACGGCAGGTCTACGTATCAAGGAGAAGAAGTTGGAGAAGGCGGGTATGTTTATGCTGAACCTGGAATGTATGGGAACGTTGCGCTTCTTGATATTGCTTCCATGCACCCAACTAGCGCTATTAACTTAAACATATTTGGGCCTTATACTAAGAATTTCAAAGAACTGGTTCAAGCAAGACTCGAAATTAAGCATAAGAATTACGAAGAGGCTGGCAAGTTGTTTGACGGAAAGCTTAAGCCATATTTGGATGACCCAGAACAGGCAACTTCTTTGGCTTATGCTCTGAAGATAGCTATCAATTCCGTTTATGGGTTGACAGCTGCAAAGTTTGAAAACAAACTTAGAGATCCCAGGAACAAAGATAATATCGTTGCCAAGCGTGGTGCGTTATTTATGATTGACCTGAAGAAGGAGGTTCAGAAACGTGGATACACTGTCGCTCACATTAAAACAGATAGTATCAAAATTCCAGATGCTGATGAAAAAATTATCAACTTTGTTATCGAATTTGGCAAAAAGTATGGCTACACGTTTGAACATGAAGATACCTACGATAAAATGTGTCTTGTCAACGACGCGGTTTACATTGCCAGACATAAAGACGGCACGTGGACGGCGACGGGAGCTCAATTTGCGCAACCGTACGTATTCAAAACTCTGTTCAGCAAAGAGCAGATTATATTTGAAGACATGTGCGAAACCAAGTCGGTTAGCACGGCGTTATATTTAGACATGAATGAAAACCTTCCAGAAGGTGAGCATAATTATGCGTTTGTCGGAAAAGCGGGTTCATTCTGCCCGATCAAGCCTGGCTGTGGAGGAGGGCTTCTGATGAGAGAGTCCGGAGATAAATTCACATCCGCAACCGGGGCTAAAGGATATCGTTGGCTTGAAGCAGAGATGGTTAAGAACTTCGGTAAAGAAGACGACATAGACAGAACATATTATGCAAAGTTAGTTGATGACGCTGTTGACAATATTTCAAAGTTTGGAGATTTTGAATGGTTTACAGCAGAAGAGCCATACAATGGAGAATTTGATGTACCGTTTTAGAAAGGAGCAGAATAATGGCTAATAAGAACATCGTTGCAGAAGGAGCAAGAATAGGGTTTCGGAATTTCAGTGGCAAAGAAGGCCAGTATAATCCCGCTGGCAGAAGGAACTTTTGTTGGTTTATCGATGACGAGGAATTAGCTCAGGCATTGATTAATGACAATTGGAATGTAAGAATGCTTAAGCCTAGAGAAGATAATGATAAGCCTCAGGCATATTTGCAGGTTGCTGTAGAATTCAAGAACTATCCGCCTAAGGTGATGCTTGTCACAAGTAGAGGAAAAAGCAGACTTGAGGAAGATGATATTGGCATGCTTGATTGGGCAGAAATCAAGAATGTAGACATGATAATCAGACCTTACAATTGGGAGGTCAATGGTAAGTCTGGCACCAAAGCATATTTGAAAGCTCTCTATGTAACAATAGAAGAAGACGAGTTTGAAAGTAAATACGCAGACACACCCGATAGTGCTGCTAGTGCGATTATGGATGACGACGATGTTCCTTTCTAAGAAAGGGGGTGATCGATATTTCAATCGAACTATACGATCATCAGAAGAAAGCAATAGAAGAGCTTAGAAACGGATGTATATTATGTGGAGGAACAGGGACTGGAAAATCGATTACTTCTTTGGCATATTACTTCATCAAAGAATGCGGAGGTCAATTAGAACCTGAGTATTCGAAAATGACAAAGCCCAAGGACCTTTACATAATTACAACAGCAAGAAAAAGAGATACGTTAGAATGGGAGGGTGAATTATCACCCTTCCTTCTTTCTACTAAGCCGGAACTTAGTTTATATTCTACTAAAGTTGTTGTAGATTCGTGGAATAACATAGCCAAATACAAAGACGTTCGCAACGCTTTCTTTATATTTGATGAACAGAGAGTTGTTGGGCATGGCGCTTGGGTAAAAGCTTTTCTTCATATTACAAAATCGAATAGATGGATTTTGTTAAGCGCAACACCTGGAGACACATGGATGGACTATATTCCGGTGTTCGTTGCAAACGGTTTTTATAAGAATCGAACCGAGTTTTTAAGAAGACATGTAGTTTTTAATAGGTTCGCTAAGTACCCGAAAGTAGACAGGTATTTGGATTGCCAAAGGTTAATTAAGCTTAAAAAGTATATTTTAGTGACAATGGAGTACAAAAAGCCAACTGTGATTCATAAAAAGAACATCATAGTAGGTCATGACTCAACTTTATATACTAACATCGGAAAAAGTAGATGGAACTGCTTTAAGGATGAGCCAATAAAGAACGCATCGGAATACTGTCAGGTTATGCGAAAGATAGTTAATACTGACCCTTCAAGAATAGCCGCAGTTAAAGCTTTGATAAAAGAGCATCCGAAAACAATTATATTTTACAACTTTGATTACGAACTAGATATCTTAAGAGATGTTGGAAAAAGTTTAAGTATAACAACTGCTGAATTAAATGGGCACAAGCATAATGATGTGCCAACAACAGATTCTTGGATATATTTAGTTCAGTATGCATCTGGATCAGAAGCTTGGAACTGCATCACTACCGATACAATTATATTTTACTCACTAAACTATTCTTGGAGAATGATGCACCAATCTGCTGGAAGAATTGACAGATTGAACACCCCATTTACGGATTTGTATTACTACTATATTCGTTCTAAAGCACCTATTGATTTAGGAATAGAAAAAACATTAAAAAACAAACAGAACTTTAACGAAAAGAATTTTGTGGGAGATCTTAGTTTTGATTAAGAAGCCAGTTAATCCTTGTTATAAATGCGAAGATAGAGTTGTAGGGTGCCATGCTGAATGTGAAAAGTATATTTCTTACAGAAAAGAACAAGACATATATGGCAGAGCTATTACAGAAGGACGAAAGAAATTAAGTGTTACTTGGTCCAAATCTAGGAGAAACAGAATCGTTGGGAGGTGATATTTTTTGTTCAAAACAATAGAACGCCACCCTTCTTATGAGATAAATGAAAAAGGTGAAGTAAGAAGAAAAGGCAAAGAAGGAATTCGGCGGCCCTACCCAGTAAATGGCCATCCTAAAATCATACTTGATGACAAAACTGAGTATATTTCTAGGCTCGTTGCTGAAGCGTTCTTGGAAAACCCAGACAATAAGCCAAATGTTAATCATGTAGATAGAAACACAAGTAATAACGATGTTGCTAATCTCGAATGGGCTACTCATGGCGAGATCCAAAAGGAATCGTATAAAGGTTTCCCAGCACCAGGAGGAAGAGAGTATGCGAAGAAGGTCCTTATTGTTGAAACTGGTGAAGTGTTTCCAAGCATACGAGCATGCGCTAGATCGGTTGGCGGTTGTGCTTCTGGTATAAGAAGATGTTTGAACGATGAGAAAAAGTCTTATAAAGGTTTCCACTATAAAAATCCATTTTAGGTTATACCCGTCGTAAGAATTACAGATGCTATTATAGGAAGGAAGGGCGAAGATACCGTTTTTGCTCTTCTTTTTCTTTTTGGAAAGGAGCATTCATGGCTGAGAATAAATTTCAGGCAGATTTGATTAAGGAACTTAAACAAAGATTCCCAGGATGCATAGTGCTTAAGAATGATCCTAATTATATTCAGGGGATCCCAGACTTGTTAATTCTTTATAACAATAAATGGGGAGCTCTCGAGTGTAAAGATAGCGCAAGTTCTAAGAAGAGACCTAACCAAGAATGGTATGTGGAACATATGAACAAGATGTCTTTCTCAAGATTTATATTTCCGCAAAACAAAGAGGAGGTGCTTAATGAACTTCAACGAGCATTCGGGGCTTGAAGGTTTACATGCATTTCTAAGTCCAAGCAAATACCATTGGATTAATTACGATGAGGCTAAATTGGCTGAAGCGTATGAAAAGTATCAAGCAATACAAAGAGGCACAATATTGCACGATTTTGCTAGAAGATGCATCGTCTTAAGACAAAGGTTACCAAAGTCTAAGAAGACTTTGAACATGTACGTTAACGACGCAATAGGTTATGGTATGACACCAGAACAACCGTTATATTTTTCGGAGAATTGTTTTGGAACTGCAGATGCTATTTCGTTTAAGCGCGACTTTCTAAGAATTCATGATTTGAAAACCGGCATCACAAAGGCCTCTTTTCATCAATTAGAAGTGTATACTTCTATATTTTGTTTGGAGTATGGAATCAACCCGAAAGATATAGGAATCGAGCTTCGTATCTATCAAATGGACGAAGTGCTTTGTTATGAACCAATTGCTGATGATATTTTGGCGATTAGTGACAAAATAATTGCATTTGATAAACAAATAGAGAAGATTAAAGGAGCCGAATAATGTACAATGATGAGCTGTTGCATTATGGTACGAAACGCCATTCTGGGAGATACGAATGGGGGTCTGGTTTAAACCCTTACCAGCATGAAAGTTGGTTTCTTGCAGAAAAAGATAGGTTAAAAGCTCAGGGTTTAAGCGATACGGAGATTGCCACCGAACTTGGAATGAGTTCTAATGAGTTTAGAACTCGCAGAACAATAGAAAATAACGCCAAAAAAGCTGCTGACGCAACAAACGCTTTGAAACTAAGAGACAAGGGATATTCCAATGTTGAAATAGGAAAGATGCTTGGCATTTCAGAAGGAACGGTTAGAAAGTATTTAAACCCAGCTTTTGAAATGAGAAAAAATAAAACTCAACAATTAGCAGATGTTTTAAAGGAACAGGTTGAGTCAAAAACATATCTTGATGTTGGAAAAGGCGTTGAAAGACAGCTTGGCGTGTCAAGACAGCAGATGAAACCAGCACTTAAGCTGTTAGAAGATCAAGGGTATAAAGTTAGTTATGTGAAAGTTGAACAAGCTACGAACCCAGGAAAGTATACTTCAGTTCAGGTTCTTACTAAAGACAACTTGGATTACTCAGATATTTATAAACACAGAGGCGAAATCATGTCTCCTCATGGCGTGTGGTTTGAAGATTATGGAACTACAAAAAGAGGTTTGAAACCTCCTGTGAGTATAGATTCTGACAGAGTAGCTATTAGATATGCAGAAGATGGCGGCAAGGCGAAAGATGGGTTAATAGAACTTAGAAGAGGCGTTAGTGATTTATCTATGGGGTATAACACATACGCACAAGTTCGTATTGCCGTCGACGGAACGCATTATCTTAAGGGCATGGCAGTGTATAGTGACGATCTTCCGCCTGGTGTTGACATTATGTTCAACACTAATAAAACTAAGGACAAAAGTAAGATGGAAGTCCTTAAGAAGATGGATCCTGACCCGAACAACCCGTTCGGTTCAACGATTAGCAGACAACCAACATATTTGGACAAGCTCGGAAAAGAGCATCAATCAGCAATCAATATTGTAAACGAATCAGAAGACTGGGAGAAATGGTCAAAGACTCTTTCCTCCCAGTTTCTTTCTAAACAGAACACAACTTTAGCCAAGAGACAATTAGATTTAGCGTATAAAGAAAAGCAACAAGAGTTCGACGATATTTGTTCTCTTAATAACCCTGCTGTTAAACAAAGATTGTTAGAGTCATTCGCTGATGACTGCGACTCGGCTGCTGTGCAGTTAAAAGCAGCTCCGTTGCCAGGGCAAAAGACACATGTTATTCTTCCGTTAACAAAGATTAAGGACAATGAAATTTACGCTCCTAACTATAAAACAGGGGAAGAAGTAATCCTTGTTAGGCATCCGCATCAAGGAATATTTGAGATCCCAAGACTTACTGTTAACAATAGAAACAAACAGGGGCGAGAGCTACTTGGTAATGCCGAGAATGCAGTTGGTATTTCAGCGACTGTAGCTGAGCAACTGTCAGGCGCTGACTTCGATGGCGATACTGTTCTTGTAATACCCACAAAGAACCATCCTTTGAAAACATCTAAACCATTAAAAGGATTAGATGGGTTTGATCCGAAAGAATACTACAGAGCTTATGAAGGCATGCCTAAGACAGGCCCCGAAACAGGGTTTCATAAGCAAAATGAAATGGGTAGCATAAGTAATCTTATCACCGACATGACAATTAAGGGTGCTACAGAAGCTGAACTCGTTAGAGCTACAAAGCATTCATTAACTGTAATCGATGCTGAGAAACATAATCTTGACTGGCGAAGATCAGAACAAGAAAACGGTATTAAGCAACTAAAAGCTAAGTACCAAGGTGGAGCAAATAGAGGCGCTTCAACATTAATTTCTAAAGCAAGTTCTGAAATGCGAGTACCTCAAAGGAAAGACTTTGTAATGTCAAAGTCTTCAATAGACCCAATTACAGGGGCTAAAATCTTTGAGGAAACAGGAGCAACATGGACCGATAAGAAAGGCAAAACACAACTACGAACAGACAAATCAACTAAGATGTATGAGAATCTTATTGAAGGAAAAGATGCATCTGAGTTGTCCTCAGGTTCTGCAATGGAAAAGGTCTATGCTGACCACGCTAATAAGATGTATGCCTTGGGCAATAAGGCTAGAAAAGAATGGCTAGCCACCCCAAACTTAGAGTATAGTCCCAGTGCTTATAAGACTTACAAACCAGAAGTTGATTCACTAAATTCTAAGCTAAACATAGCATTAAAGAACGCCCCCAATGAGAGGAAAGCACAGCTGGTGGCCGACGTTGTTTATAAGGAGCTGAAAGAGAGCAACCCCTCTATGTTCAAGGATAAGAAGGAGGCCCAGAAGATAAAGGCTCAGATCATTATAGATACAAGGAACAGAGCGGGGACTACATCAAGGGCCGAAAGAAACATATCTATAACGGATAGGGAGTGGGAGGCTATACAAGCGGGGGCTATCCACCACTCTAAACTAAGACAGATACTGGCCCATACAGATCTTGACGAGATTAGAGAAAGAGCAACGCCAAGAGAAAACAAGAACAGAAAAGTTAGTGCTTCTACATTATCAAGAGCGAGAGCAATGCTTGCAATGGGTTACACACAAGCTGATGTGGCTAAAGCATGTGGCGTATCGATTTCAACACTTAAGAACAATGGAGTTCTATAACAAAGAAAGGAGGCAACAATCATGAGACAAGTTGCATTAACAACTATTGACAACCCATATGATCCGATAGATCAGTTCGATGATTGGTATGCTTTCGATCTTAGTAAAGGATACAATTGTTGTGAGTATGTTGGTTCTTTAGCATTAACCTCTTCAGAGCTTAGCTATCTTGATCAATCGATTGCTGTTGAAAGAGCTGTTGATCAAATAGTTAAACTAAATGTTTTAGGAATCTTTAAGAAAGTTGTTAAAGAAATCTAAAAGAAAGTTAAAAGCAATAGAGCTATGTGAATACTTTTTGTTCCCCATTTTGTTTTAAAAGCAATCAATTAGTTTGTTTAAAAAGAAAAACAATTAGTGAAGAAGAAAAGTAAAAGAATAAAAAGTATTCAATTAAAAATTAAAAATGATATGGAGTAACGGAGGGAATGAAAATTATTTCATACTCCGTGCTCCCCTAGAGGGGGGTCTCGAAAATTATACACCCCCTATGCAT